ATTATTCAATAGAGTGTCTATATCTGGAGTCCAAGAAGAAAATTCCGCCATTTAATAAATAATAAACAAAATTATTAAATAAAATATTGAATTATTATTAAATGTCCGAAAGCGTTAATAATGCCATTAATACAGGGGATGCTACAAAAGATTATATTAAATATATAAATGACAAACTTTTAAACATTGATGAAAAATTAAAACGTATAGACGTTAAAACTACAGAGTTACAAAAAAGATATTCAATTCAATTATCTCAGATGCAACTAATTAGACATAGAAGTTTAGGTAATAACTTATAAGTTACTATTTTAAATTTAATTATTTGAAAATTTTTTATTTACTAAATTAAAACAATGGCACGTTCACTTCAAGTTATTAAAGATGAAATTGAAGCTCTTATTAACTCAGACGCTACTTTAAAAAATATGGTACTTCCAGTAAATCCTGTTGTTAGAAACGACGCAGATAATATATCTCCGTTTCAGTGGCTTAAAATACAGACAACTGAATCAGATTATTCTGATAGAAATTATCCTGCAAAACAGATAAATTTTTTAATTGTAAAAATTTATACACCAGAACAATCGGCTGTAATTGAAACAGCAATTACAAGTGAAGACTCTTCATTAGTTTTTAGTAAAAAGGGCGATTTAAAAGCTGGGAGAAATGTAATCGTAAATGAGTCTGCAAGTACAGTGGATTCGAATAGAAGATATGTTACTTTAAATGATTCTCACCAAACTATAGATTTTAGAGATCTTGTAGTTCCTCATTTAGAAGTAGATTTGTACGGATATTCTAAAAATGTGGTATTTAATCCCGATTTAACTTATATTCTTTATAGACTTCCCTCCAATGGCACCTATGTACTACTATACAATCCTTTACATCGTAAAAATTTTAAAAAATTTTACAAATTACTACACGAATATGGAACTCAAATAGACACTTATGGTTACGGTCTTACAGAATCAATTAGAATTGGAACCCAAGATTTTTCTTATAGAAGTTTTATTAGAAGGTACTGTAACTCATTTGTTGTAGATAGCCGCAAAAAAAATAAAGGATTAGGTGCCAAAAACTCTGTTGGAAAAATCTATGCCGACCCGTTTTGTGCAATAATGATTGACTATAAACAGGCGATGCTTAATTCTTATTTTGTTTCAAACATAGTAGAATCATATTATTATTCTAGTTATTGGTCAAAACCTGCAACAAGGGACGAGATAGTAAGCATGGTTGCAGAACTTACTAGAACAAATAGTACGAGTTGGGCATGTAATAAAAGTACGACACCTATAAATTCTTACAGTTTTATTAGAGAAATGACTAACAATGATTCTTTTATAGAATATTTAGCAAAGATAAATATAAATGGTCATGAAAATCCAAATGTTAAACTCAGCAACTTGGATCAAGCAAATCCTGTTTGTTCAAAGCCTACCGTAATTCAATGTGTAATAGCAGCTATATCTGCCGGCGATATAAGGGATACTACACTGCAATGTCCAGAAGATGCAGCTATGAAAAGAATAATAGACGAGAGCAAACGAAGAATCGGAAGCGGCGGAAGCGGAAGCGGCGGAAGCGGAAGCGGCGGAAGTGGAAGCGGCGGAAGTGGAAGCGGTGGAAGTGGAAGCGGCGGAAGTGGAAGCGGTGGAAGTGGAAGCGGTGGAAGCGGAAGCGGCGGAAGTGGAAGCGGTGGAAGCGGTGGAAGCGGAAGCGGTGGAAGTGGTGGAAATAGCGAACCCTATAGCGGAAGCGATAATAACGTTCCGAAAGATGAATGGAATCCTATGTACACTTATATAATATTAGCTATAGTTATATTATTAGTTATAATTTTAATGTACTTTATGTTATTTAGAGGTTCTCCAAGTGTTCCAAGTGTTTAAGTTGAAACTCTTCAAATTAGTTTTTTTTTTAATTAAAATATTTTTATATTATAAATATGAGCGAGGAAGAAAGGCAAAATCAGATGCTGGAAAAATACGATATATTGGTACCAATATTTGATGAGGCAGTCCAAAATAATGCTATTTTGGAATCCATGCCTGAAGTAGAAAGATTTATTCAAGATTGGTTACAAAAATACGATCCAAATTTTAATAGAGAAGACTATATGGAAGTTATCAATGATAAATATTATTTTATGAGAAAAATTTATGTCGATAGTCCTTCTATTGGCACAGTTTCTAAATTTCCTATAATGGCACAAGAAATGTCTATGACTTTAGACAAATTTATGAGCTGGTTATTTATCCCTGATACTAATTGGAAATTAGAAGCTGATTTAGACACTGTTATTAATTTTGACAGACCAGGGTTAATAGAGTCGATTGTAAACGATAGAACTAATAGAGTAGTTAATATTATCGATACAAATAATGGGAAGACTGTAGACTTCGTTAATATTAAGCCTCCTGCCGATATTAAGCCTCCTGCCTATATTAAGCCTCCTGCCGATATTAAGCCTCTTGCCGATAGCGGAATTTACGACTACCAAGGCGCGATTAATGATGCATTTGCTTCCCAGTCTAAACAATTGGATTTGGTAGGCGGGGTTATTGAACGTAAATATTTGCTATATGCGATTTCTATAATTTTACTTATTATATTAGCTCTTTTATTCATTTAGACAATACTAATTTGACTTTTAGTAATATTGTTTCGTTTTAATTATTTTAAAAAAAAATGTTTTATTCTATTATAAAAGTATGGTAGGCGAGATCGTTGAACGTAAACATTTGCTATATGCGATTTTTATAATTTTACTTATTATATTAGCTCTTTTATTCTTTTAGACATTTAGACATTTAGACATTTAGACATTTAGACATTTAGACATTTAGTAATATTACCATTTCGTTTTAATTATTTTTAAAAAAATATTTTGTTCTAAATAAAATGGTTAGATTACTACAAACGCCCGAACTAGAAGCTATTCTTAATAGGCAAAAAGTGACTTCATCAACTACCGAAGAAGAAAAAGAGAGTTTTTGCCCACAAGGAAAAGATTCTAGCGAAGTTTTAAAAATAGATGTATCGCAGCAAAAAGCAATGATCAAAAAGCTCGGAGACTCAAAATGTGCTTCTAATTTAAGCGACGAACTTGAACTTTTTATAGAGTCTCAAGAAAGAGCTGGTCTTACTCCTTTTGGCGCTGCCGTTCAAATAGATCAACGAGCATTTGAAGAACACGTAGCAAATTCTTCCTCTTCCGGCTGCTTACAATCATTGATACAAAGTAATACAGCGCTATCTGTAATGAATTCATTAACGTGTAATGTAACTTTTTCAAAAAACGAAAGTGGAGTAACTATTACAGAAAATATGAATATAATAATTAAAACCATTAAAAGTGACGAAGACCAAGAACGACAAACTCAAGCATATGCCAGATACGCCGAAGCTAGGATGGCAGCAATTCGTTCTGGAAGTCCCGAAATACTTAAAATATTAGAAGATGGTTGGAAAGAAGAATTAAAAAGTTTTGATTACGGTTTATATAACACTAAAATCGTATTAGACAATAAACATACAGCAAATATAGAATCTACTAGTACTTCCAAAATAGATAATGAGACACAGGCTGTCGAAGATTTAAAAAGTCTTGTTAAAACAGCAACCGCCGCTGAAATTAAAGAGCGAACTGGTTATGGAGCAGTACCATTCGGTGATTCAATGACTGCTATACAACAAAAGGTGGACAATTTGACACAATCTGAACTAGTTAAAATTGTAAATTCTGTTAATAAAACTAATTATTCTAGAACTTCTTCAGGAGATATGCTTTTTGAGATTTACGGACCAATTAAAGATTTAGATATTCAATCTCATAAGAGTGATTTAGTTAGTTTAAAAACTACTATGTTAATGGCTGAAGCACAAAAAATCGGAAAACGTCTAGCAAATGAATTTATTGTACAAGCCGAAATGTCATTGAAAAAAACGTCTGAAAGTAGCGGACTTGACGACTACCAAGATAAAATTAACAAAGGAATAGCTGACGCAATTAAAGCGCAAAATGCAGGAGGTTTATTTGGTGGAGGTATGGGAATGATGTTTTTACTTCCAATAATTGGATTATTAATAGGAGGATATATATTTTATAAGTTTACAATTGGAGGAGGTCTTGTAGGAATTGGCATTAAAATTGCTTTAATAGTTTTTGTAGTTCTCGCGCTGTATTTAGCAGCGGCATATTTTATGAGCTTGTGGCCATTTAATAAAAAAGAAAACAGCGAAATTATGCCACAGAATAAATGGCTTAAACCTTTAACAATTGATGACATTAATAAAATAGTAAAGCAATTTGGTATCGAAAAAATTAAACAGGGTGTTAATCAAAACTTACTAGATCTTTTTATTTATCAAATAGATAAAACAAAAGAGGACTATCTAAATAGTCTTCCAACAAAACCAGAACGTGTATCGATGGCAGTTTTTATAGAGGGTTGGAACAATGGATTGGATTCAGTTGAATTTATTAAAAATTATTTGGCTATGCAGCTCGACGTGGAAGATTTTGTGTCTAAAGGACACACAGGGAAATATCCACAATGGGCAATAGATGTTGCTAAAAAAGAGGAATTTAAGTGGGATTCCAAGAATATTAGAAATATAGGTAAATTTTTAGACACAAATATTAAATCTGTATTTTCTAAAAAAGATGCCATGAAACGTAGTACCGATTATCGCGTTAGCAATTTTTCAACCTTTGGATACACTAAAGAAACTAAGAAACCTTATCAAAAATAAATCTAAAATTCAAATAATGCTAGTTAATATTATTTAAAGATTTAAGGTATACTATATTGTAAATGAAAGTTATCACGCGAAGCGGTGCTACAGAAGACGTAAGATTTGACACCATTACCGATAAAATTAAGAAGTTATCCGAATATAGCGAAATTTGGGGAAAAAAACTTGAAACCGATCCTGTATTTGTTTCACAGAATATCTGCTCTCTTATTTATAACGGTATTAGTACAACAGAACTCGACGAGTTTGCTGCTAATTTTTCAGCAACCATGTTTAAAAATGATCCAGATTATCTTATTCTCGCGAGTAGAATTGTTGTTAATAACCACCACAAAAATACTAATAATTCATTTGTTAAGTGTGTCGATGAATTATATCAAGCTAAACTTGTGACGGATGAATTTTTTGAAATAGTTCGCGATAATTCTGAAGAACTTGAAAAAATCGTAGTTTCTAATAGGGATTATAATCTAACGTTTTTTGGTTTCAAGACTTTACAAAGCTCTTATTTGTTAAAATATAATAATAAGATAATCGAACGCCCGCAGTATATGTTTATGCGCGTGGCAATTCAAATTCATAAAAATAATATCGAACTTGTTAAGAAAGTGTATGATTCTATTTCTAATAAATATTATACTCACGCAACACCAACTCTTTTTAACTCAGGGACAAATTATCCTCAACTTAGTTCGTGTTTTCTTTTAGGAACAGAAGATTCGGTTTCTGGAATTTATAAATCGGCCTCTGATATGGCACAAATTTCTAAATTTGCCGGTGGTATTGGGTGTCATTTTAGTAACGTTAGATCGAAAGATTCGCATATTTCAAAAACCAATGGCAAGAGCAACGGTCTAATGCCGCTTCTTAGAGTATTCAATAATATTTCAAGACATATAAATCAGGGCGGAAAAAGAAACGGATCTTTTGCTATTTATATCGAACCGTGGCATCCTGATATTTTTGATTTTTTAGATGCTAAAAAGAACAACGGTGCCGAAGATATGAGAGCAAGAGATTTATTTTATGGTCTATGGATTCCGGATTTATTCATGAAAAGAGTAGAAAGAGATGAAATGTGGTCTTTAATGTGTCCGAATGAATGTAAAGGACTGTGCGATACTTATGGAGATGAATTTGAAAATTTGTACACAGAATATGAAAAGAATGGACTTTATAGAAAACAAATCAGGTCAGTCGAATTATGGGAACGAATCATCAATTGCCAAATTGAGACCGGATCTCCGTATATGCTTTATAAAGACTCGATTAACAAAAAATCCAATCAAAAACATTATGGAATTATTAAAAGTAGTAATTTGTGTACTGAAATAGTTCAATACTCCGACTCTAAAGAAACCGCAGTTTGTAATCTAGCAAGTTTGTGCCTTCCAAGTTATGTAGAAAACGGTATATTTAATTTTGAATTACTAGGAGAAAAAATCAAAGAACTAGTTGTAAATCTTAATAGTATAATAGACGTTAACGCTTATCCTACACCAGAAGCAAAACTTTCTAATATGAAACATCGCCCAATGGGTATCGGAGTTCAGGGACTTGCAGACGTTTTTATGATTCTTAAAATACCATACGACTCTAACGAGGCGAGAGATCTAAATAAACAAATATTTGAGTGCATGTATTATAACTCTTTGGTAATGTCGTGCGAACTTTCTAAAATTTACGGATTTTACGAAACATTCCCTGGATCACCGACGAGCAATGGTGTACTTCAATTCGATATGTGGGACGTTAAACCAACTAAATACTCAATCGATACATGGGACAAACTTAAAAATGAAATTAAAACTTATGGTCTAAGAAATAGCCTGTTGATTGCTCCAATGCCAACTGCATCAACTGCGCAGATTATGGGTAATAACGAATCATTTGAGCCATACACATCTAATATTTATACACGAGCAGTTTTATCTGGAAACTATGTAATGTTAAATAATCATTTAGTAAAAGAATTGCGGGATAGAAATTTGTTCACGAAAGATATCATTGAAAAAATAATGCTAGAAAGAGGATCTGTTCAAAATTTGAATATTCCTAAAGACATAAAAGATATTTACAAAACTGCGTGGGAACTTCCGCAGAAGTGTTTGCTAAATATGGCGATTGATAGAGGACCGTTTATCGATCAAAGCCAGAGTTTAAATTTATTTGTCCATCCGCCTCAACAAAAGGTAATTCATTCAATTCATATGTACGGATGGAAAAATGGATTGAAAACCGGCTCTTATTACATTAGAACAAAATCTGTCTTAGAAAATCAGAACTTTAGTACAGAAGTTTCTAAAGAAAAATCGGGTTCTAAATTTAAGGACTGTGAAATGTGTAGCGCATAAAAATAGCAATAACAATTACCAAAAATAACATTCCTATAAAAAGATAATTAATTCTTTGTTTACCACTTATTAATAGTGTAATATCGTCGATAAATTCTTCAAGTTTGGGAGATTTTACGCCGAGACTATCGTTAACCGTTTTATGAAAATTATAACCCCATTTAATTAATGCGTCTCTAGATTCGAGTCCATTAATTAACTCGCTGTTTATAATTGATTCGTCGTTTATAATTTTTTGAGATTTGTTTGAACATCCGTCGCATGGAAGAATTTTCATGAATGTAATATAAAAAGTTTTATAAGTTTCTTTATCCAACTCATTCGGCTCTTTAGGATATCCAAATGTCGACAAATGAAATGTTTTCCAAAAATAAGATCCCCATATTTTTGGGTTAATGTTGGTTTTTCCAGAAAGTTCCATTTATTAATTTAAAAGAAAAAAAAATATATAAATGCACGTGTTAAATGAATTACGAATTAAATGATAAATGGTCTTTGTATCTTCAGTATAAAGATCTTGGAACTACATATAGTACAAATTTAGAAAAATTAATAGACATAACAGATATTAAAACTTTTTGGCAAACTTTTAACAATGTTCCAAAAATATATGAAATATTTTCTGATGGAATTAACATTAAAAAAATGAAAAGAAATAATGCATCACCGTGTGCGTATTCATTTTTTAAAAACGATATTTCTCCTCGTTGGGAAGATAAAATGAACATTGACGGATTCGAATTTTCATTTAGAAATAATTTCGATTTTGAGTTGTTACAAAGTCAATGGATGTCTAGTATAATTCAGATTATTTCTGGCTGTAATAAAGACTGCGAGCATATCAACGGCATTAGAATAGTAGATAACTCGAGAGATGGTAGCGCATTGTATAGAATGGAATTTTGGGTAAACGACATTTCTAATAAAAAGATAATAGAAGATTTATTAAAGTCTAGCGACTTTAATCTAGGCATGTATAAATTTATGTATAGAATACATAAGACCATGAAAGAATAATTTAATTATTTTTTTTAAAAAATATTTTCTAATAATTAAAGTATGGATTTTGGAAGAAAAGGTGATAATAAACGCGCTATGAATTTAATGTGGAAATCTGGAATGTCTTTAAAACAAGCTTGGAAAGTAGTTAAGGGAAAATCCAAGAGTAAAAAAACCAAAAAAAATTGTTTTGGCGCCGTTGAAGGAATGTTACCACAGGGATATGAAATTAATCCGCAGACAGGTAGAATGCGTAAAATATGCGAATATGGCCGTAATCCAGTTACAGGAAAATGTTTAAAAGGTCCTCCAGTAATTAAAGTCGCACCTCCTGGATACGAGTACAACGTACAAACGGGGAAATATCGTAAAATATGCGAATATGGCCGCGACCCTACAACAGGTCGGTGCTTACGTATGCCAAGATCTGTTGCTATTAGAGAAGGATACGAAATTAATCCTAATACTGGAAGACTACGTAAAATATGCGTTTATGGAAGAAATGAGACCACCGGTAGATGCTTTGGTAGACCAATGGATCAAACAATTCCTCCTCGTATGGGCTATGAGTATGCCCCAGATGGACGACTTCGTAAGATCTGTTTATATGGTCGAGACCCTGAATCTGGAAGATGTATGGGAAAACCTAGACTTCGGCCAGTTGGAATTCCAGAAGGATATGAAATTAATTCAGCTACTGGAAGATATCGAAAGTTGTGTCCACCCGGAAATTATAGGACTCCTCGTGGTAGATGTGTACCTATGAAACAAGCTTTGCAATATGAAGATGCAATGGAATATCCAGTAAGTATGAATCCATTTGATGCGGATTATCTGGATACTGACCCATTTCCTTCTAGTTTTAACCCATTCGATGAAGATCCGGTAAGTGGAAGTGCATGTACACCTACTAATCCTTTCTGTCCGCAAGAACCAGATGATGACGATTATGATCCATTTAGTGTATTTTCATTTGGTAAAAAAAGAAGACCTAAATCTAAAACTAGACGTAGCTGTTTTGGGACGTGCAAATCGTGTAATATTTAATTAAAACTAAAATTATTATTATTATTTATCAGATTGTAATTCTATATAAAATTAAATATTATATTACAATATGATGGAAAGATTATTGTCAGAGACTTCTAATAGATATGTATTACATCCTATTGTTTGGACGGATGTATGGGAAGCTTATAAAAAACACCAGAAAGCATTTTGGACTGCTGAAGAAATAGATTTCCCAGCCGACATTTCCGATTGGGAAAAACTTTTACCAGAAGAAAAAAAATTTATTTCTAACGTTCTTGCATTTTTCGCTGGTTCAGATGGTATCATTTTTGAAAATTTATCTATTAATTTTATAGATGAGATTAAAGTTCCAGAAATTAGGGCATATTACGGATGGCAGGCCGCTATGGAAACAATTCATTCCGAGACTTATACATTGATGATAGATACTTACATTTCAGATAATAAAGAAAAACTTAAAATTTTTAATGGAATAAAAGAACTTCACGGAGTTAAAAAGAAAGCCGAATGGACTCAAAAGTGGTTAAACAAGGATATTTCTTTTCAAGAAAGGCTCGTTGCTTTCACAATTGTAGAAGGAGTATTTTTTGCTGGATCTTTTTGCGCTATATTTTGGCTAAAATATGTCAAGGGTTTGATGACCAAGGCATTGGGTAAAAGTAATGAATTAATAGCAAGAGATGAATCTCTACATACTGATTTCGGAGTCCTGTTATATTCCCATATTCAAAATAGATTATCTAACGAAGTAATGTACGACATGATGAAATCCGCTGTTGAAATTGAAAAAGAGTTCATTTGCGATTCTTTTTCGTGTAATTTAATTGGAATTAATGCTAGTTCTATGGGAAAATATATTGAATTCCAGGCAGATAGACTTTTACAAAAATTTGGTTACGAAAAACTTTACAATGTAACATGTCCATTTAGTTTTATGGACACAATATCTTTAGACGGTAAAAGCAATTTTTTTGAACAGCGCGTCACTGACTACAATAGACCGGAACAGATAATAGATAAAAAATTAGAATATCTTGAAGACTTTTAAAATTGCTATTTTAATTATTATTTAAAAATAACTAATAAACAATTCTTAAATATCATGGATACGAATACTATTTCTATCGAAGAATATAGAAATCATCTTTTTACTGAAAAAGAAGAATGGAACAATTGGTACAATCCAAAAAGATGTTCCATTGATGCTTTGATTAAAATAGAAGTAAAACAAAGAGGGAAAGGACCTATTAAAAAAAATTATACCGCTGTAACTAATGAACCGGGACCATATTACGATCCAAATATGCTTCATGTACATATATGGAAAAAACCAGAACTTATAAAAAATTTTGAATCTGAACAAAACCCGTCCGTTCCGTACGTAGAATTTACAAGAGTTAAAGTTGGACTTTTTTGCTGTATTTGTCACTTAAAAAATAGTAATTATACATTTAAATGGAATAGAGCACTATATGAAGAATGTGAAGAAGAAAAAGAAATATACATCAGCCGAAATGGTTATTCCCAAATTGATTATATAAAAGATCCAAAAATTTTTCCAATTGTTAAAATTGTTGTTGAAAATTTTTGCAAACCAGATAAAAGAAGCGTCTCAAACTGGGCTAGATTACTTGCAAGAGCTAAATTTTATATTGAAAATAGAAAGATAATATATCCAATTTCAAACTATAAATCCTTGTATTTGTGGCCATGGGAAATGACTAATTATCAAAAATTAACACTTAAAAATCCAGACTACAAGAAATCTGTTATATTTGTTAAAAGTCAGGGGGATAAATTTAGAAGTGACTATTCGTACATAGAATAATACTCGTTAAAAAGTGTAAAATAAAGTATTTGTTTTTTTAAAATGAACGATTCGGAAAGAATTAGTCAATTAGAAAAAGAAATAAAGGAAATAAAAAATAAAATTAGAAAAGACAAAAAAGAAAATCCAGATTATAAAAAAAAAGAACCAACTGAATATAACAAATTTATTAAAAAATTTTGTGAAGAAGCAAAGGAAAAAGATAAATCAGACTACGACCACAAAAAAACATTTAGTAAAGCGGCTGCAGAATGGGGTGCTTTAAAAAAGAAGGACGATAAAAAATAATTAATATAAAGTAGAGAAGTATTATAAAGTAGAGATATCGTAAATTACGATGACGTCAATCGTTGAGAGTATTTTATATACACTTAAGTGGGATGAAAATGGACTAAGAGACAAAACTTTAGCAGAAATTAAAAAAGATTCGGTCCATGAAATTAGATGCCCATGTTTAAATAGGCGTTATAATATAACTACCGGATCTATTATTAAACATTTAGATTCTAAGGCACATAAAGAATGGGTTAGAAAACAACAAAATGAACATATACAAGAATTTGGAAGTTGTTGTTCTCCTGAACAAACTACTATTTTTTTACTAAAAGAGAATCGCGAACTTAAAAAATTAATTGTAAAGTTAACAAATCAAAACAAAATTTATGAAGATACTATTAGTAATTTTAAGCGTAATATTAGCGAATTTTCACTAAAGTCTTCTATAGAAAAGTGTGATTTAATTTAAATTTTCTAATATTATTTTATTCATTAATTTAAATTCTGGTCCATGGTCATCGTCTCTCCATAATACATGATTTAATGCGGTATGAGTTAATTCATGTGCTATTAGTTTTTTAAGAGAATTAATAGTTTGTAATTTTCCATTTTTTCTTAGATTCAAAAATATTATTCTATACTGTGCTCTTAATTGTTTATCTGGACCTATTTCTATTTCATTTGTTAAATGTACGTTTTTTGGCTTATTTAAACCTTCAAACTTAATTAATTTTTGGTCTTTTTCCAACTGCATTTCCTGTAATAAAAATGGAGTATTTATAAGTAACTCTATCTCAGGAGTAATCATTACATTTTCAAGTATAGACTTAAAACATCTAAAAATTAAATGTCTAATGCTATTCAATAGTTTTGCCGCTTTTAATGAAGAATTTGGGATATTTAAAACTTTGAATTCTCCGATTTGGATGAAATTTTTATTTTCGTCAAAATCCCATAATTCAGATCTCAGATTCATTTATTATTTATTATATAAAATAATATTTATACTGTCATCTTTTTGTTTTATAGTTCTAATAATAGGTTTCTTGTAAGTACTTTTAAGTTTTGGAGACGCAAAGCTTTGATTCTTTAATTGTTTATTCTTTATTTGTTTATTCTTTAATTGTCGATTATTCAAAGGTGGCTTATAAGTTATAATTCTTCCTCTATTGAAGAAATTATTTTTTTTCTGTTTATTAAATAGATTAAAATTATACATGAACATATTAAAAGGAAAAACTTTTGCTATTTTTGGTATCATTCCTTTTAAAGTTGGAAGTGTATTTATTACAAAAGGAAATTCTTTAACTCTTTTATCTTTTTTTAAAATTTTTGCATAAAATTTATCTACAATTATTATATTTGTTGTGATATCACCCATCCTAACTAATTTTAATAATACTCCAAAACTTTTTTGAGAGTTTTTAAGAAGATAAACCGTTTTCATTATTAATTATAATAACTTTTTTTAAAAAGTTAAAATATATTATTATAATTAATAATGTCTGACGAAGAAGATTTCGAATATGAAATTGGAGAAGAAGACGTAGATCAGTATTTAGACGAAGATGGCTCCCCGTTAAATATTGATATACCAGATTTATCTTTAGAAGAAGATGAAGGAAATTTTAATGTAGTTCCAGATAGAGTTAAAAGTCTCGAAAGATATATAGATTTTTTATCTGAATCAATCTCAACTGGATCTATTTCGCAAAACGAATTTGATAACGAAATACTTAAATCTACATATTATTTAGATATATTAACCAAAAAATATAACATAGTAACTGAGGCAAAGCAAAAAATTATAGAGGATGCCAGAATTTTGAGAAAAGAAGCAATTGAAGCCTATAAAGTAGGCGCTATATCCGAGGAAAAATTTAATGAGGTATACACAAATGCCATAAGAACCGAGTATTCAATTCTAAAAAGTTCAGAAATAGACAAGGCAGACGATTTGGAAGGTTCTGGAGTAAATTTAACTGAAGATATAGGAATAAGTGAAAAATTAGAAAAATTAGAAAAACTTGAAGAAACTCAAATAAGGAGCATTGCCAAAAAACACGCTATAAAATTTCCAGACATTCCTAGAGGTAAAACGGCTTTTGATATTAATTTATATTATACAAATAAAATAACTAGAAAACCGCAGAATATAGATCCAGATATTGAAATGTACATAAAACAATATTCCGAAGCTAAAAAATTGGTAGATTATCACACAACCTCTTTTGAGGTTTCGAAGATATTTTATAATAAAACTATAGGTAAACCAGATTTTGAATTTAGGCTTGTAAGGTCTATTAGAGGTGACATCGAACAAATTAAAAGGGAAGATAATAGAAACCAGTTATTGGATCCACAAGAAAAAGCATACGTAGATAGATTAAATGAACTAAAGTCGATGTTAAGACAAATGGACAGAATAGATTTAATAAAATGCGCTGATACTCAACTTTATGAATTGCTAACATTTATAGAAAAATTGAGAGCAAATAAACAATATGCATTTAAATTTAAACAAGAACCAAATGAATTAGACATAGAACAAAAGATACTTTCTGACAATGAACTTTATAAATTACCTGCTGAAAATTTATTAATGGGATATAATTATACAAGACCAAACATTTATATAATAGAAGATACTCCCGATTCGATTGATTTAAATGAAGTAGGTAATATAGGATACTTAGCTTTAAAAGAAGGTAAAAATCCTTTAAATACTGCAGTTTTAAGTAAAACTGAAGAAGATATCGATAAAAATGATTATGTTACAATAGTACCCTTTCAAGATGAATTATATTCTCAGTTACAAACACGGGATGCACAGTACACTGAGATTATAGAGGTTTGGGAAATTCGTTTAGATTTTATAGATGGTTCTAATAAAATACTTAGATATACATCCTTTGAAGATTTTTTGTTAGTTTTTAAAAGACTACTGATTAATAAATGTAAAATATTAAAGAAAATCGACGATGATCAGGTTTTGGAGTTAGTTACTAAACAAAGTAAAATTAAATATCCGCGTCTTAAACCAAGTAAGACTCCGTTTTTACTTAGTCAAAGAACCGGTCCGAAATCGTTCGAGGAGCTTAGATATGATTATTATAACCAGAATTCCAATCGTGAAAAAGTTGAAACGCAACCCGACCCAGTTGCTGTAAAAGCTTCTTCGCCAATAACTGAATTAGACAGTGGCATTAAAACCCTATTAAATAAAATTATGCAAATTGAATATTATTTAATTTTTAAGGCAGACAAACAACAAACTTTACCTACATCTCAAATTTCTCCGAAAGAATTACTAGAAGATGAATCTAATGTATATAAAACTAGAGAATTGGGACTTGAAAAACTAATAGATTATATTAGTTTGAGCGTACCCGGTGCAGAGGAAGTAATTAAAGAGATAGAATCCGATATCTTCAGTTTTTCAAGTAAAAATTATACATCTAACATTAAAAAAATTATATTTATATTCGATAATTTTCCAGAAAAAATGGAAGATATAATTTTAAGTAAAAGAAGCGGAACATCATTAGGACAATCGTCTATAAGCGAATTATTAGTTTACGAAACTCCGAATAATTTAGAAGCTGAAAAACTAAGTGTTAAAACAGATCGAGACAAAAGAAATAAAATAGCCGAATTATTGGGATGGAATCCTGAAACTGTTTTATACGATACATACGAAGCTGAACTCATTAGTTCAAATCATGATTTTAAAAAATTTATACAAGCTCACCCTGAACTTATCCCTATAGAAATTAATCAAATTATGGCAGAATATGGCGAAAAAATTCAATGGAAAAAATCTATAGACAATTATAATAAACTAGAAGTTCCAACTGGAATGATAGAGTTAAATTTTAGACTTAGATTTCTTTTACGCAATAGAAATAGATTACCGTCAAGAAGAATATTTAAACTTGCTACTGTTTCTAACAGAATTGAGAGGCAGGAAGATTTAGAAAGAACTTTTGGTACTTGTAAGTTAAAAAACTATAAAAAAATGTCGCTACACATTGAAAGAATAATTTATTCACTGTCTAAAAATCCCGAAGATTATATGTATTATAATTATGTAATTAATAGCAAATTTAAACTAATATGCGAAAGTTTAATAGCGTTACAAGAAAGCGATATTATCGATGAATATGACATGATATCTATTTTAATTAAATTTATAATTAACAACGGCGATTTTTCTACTAGAGATATAGAAAAACTTGTAGAATTTACTAAAAAAATAACTCCAGAAAATATTAGTTTATATATTGAAACTCTCAAAGAAGATGAATTAAGAGCTCATGCTGCATATAGACTTTCGAAAATTGACACCGGAGAAAAACCCAGAGACGATCAACAATTATACGCTGACGCGAGTAATATTGCCGAAAGTGAACGACAATCTTTAATCGAAGAAAACTTGATTTATCTTACTAATAATACATATGTACCTCCGGTGGTATACGAAGTATTACCAGACAATATTGAAAAATATTTTTTAATAAACGGACAGTACATTTGTGGCGGATTTTATCCACCTTTTTATAGATGGGATGAAGATGTAGTCGCGCATGAAAATTACACCCGCGACGATTTGGTAACTTTATCTAATACATTTGCTCTTAATGTGTCTACACAAGATACAAATTATATGATTTACGAAAAAATTAAAAATTTTATAGACTCAAAACAATCAACTCCGCAAGAAGAGATAAATCTAGTAAGATATAGATTTAGATTTACTCCAGATATTCAATCCCCTTACCAGTATCTAACCATTCCAATTAAAACTATTATGTACACTGAAAGACCTAGATATCTGGTTCCATCACCGGGGGAAGTTTATAATGTAATATTAGATAACACGAATGTTTACGGCGTACCTTTTAATTTTGAAAACGGAATTCCAGTGTACAGCTCTAAATTAAAAGAGCTGGTAGAAAATAAATTTATCATAATTGAGGGTCCAAGTTTATATAAAGACACTACCGATGTCAATTTTCTACAAAGTAATTACTATATCTTAATAGAATACACAGATCCAAGAGGATTAAAAATAGTTTTTAAAGAAGGTGTGTCTGAAAAAAAAATAATTAAAAAACAATCTGGCTATTCAGCATGTGACCGATTTACCAATAAAAATACATGTAATGATCCTAATTCTTATTCTCTAGAATTAAAGGGTAGAAGATACAAATGTATATGGAAGCAAAATATTTGTAAAATTCTTAATGATACAGAATTTTTTCAAGACTTTGAAAATTTTAATATCACTAAAGTAAAATTTTTAGAAACCTATAAACAACGAGACTGGGAAAATGCTATAGAAAAATCTTTAAAATATATAGAAGAAAGGATTATATCAGAGAAATTATCACAGGAAAGTATAGAATTATTAAAAGAAAATCAAAAATTACAACTTTTTGGTTATTATAAAAAATTATTTGATTTCGTGTTACCAAAAGAACTTGGCGAAACTACAATTGCCGCCTCCCCAGAAATTGTCCACGATAAATCCTTGTTAAGTGAATTTGAAGATATTCTTAAGCCAGATAAACCAAGAGCCAAAAATATTCTAAGCGTTCAAAAAGGATATGTTAAATTTACTATTTATAAGCATAAAAAAACAGAGAGCGTTACAAGTGTTGCTAATGTAGTTTTAAATGAAAGATATAGTACTTATTTAGACGGGACCTATATAAATATTGTACCAATATCTTTCAACCCTGAGGAAAATTCTTATAGATGTAATTTAGATGACCAAAGAAGTATAGAAGTTACTAGAGATCAAATATACAATGTTATTGGAAATATTTTAAAAGTAATTCCAGTATATTGTATTGTTAAAGATGAAGATTTTCCGTTTTTAAGTAAAAGACCCGGGTATTATTGGATTCACAGAGAAAAACTTAGAAATAGACGTTACGACCTAAATGGAGAACCTGAGATAGTTTCAACCGAAGTTGAAGTACAGAGATATGACGTACCTACTAATTTTATAGAACCAACTAGTAATTTACCAGATTTGCCAATTATAACTAGAGACAATATATTCGATGCCATGTACAAAACCGCCTTTAATACACTTACAAATTCTGTAAATCAATTGATATACACTACTGTCGAACAATTTAACGCTACACTAGAAGCAAAAAAATTTGCTGTAATGAATAGGATAGATTTAAAAAAAATTATAAAAATTGGAACTATAGGGATTGGGGATTTACAAAAAATTCCGGACGTGGATTATACTATTAAAACTATCACTCCTCAGCAGATTTTTGAAAAAATTACAGAAGCTATAGAAAATAAAGACATATCAGTTTTATCTGAATACTATTTAATGGGTGTAAAAGCTGAAATAGATAAAGACACACTCTCAGAAGCAAAAGCTGTGATAGATTCTTATAATAAACAAACTACAGAAACTGAACAGGAAGTAGTTAAAGTTCCAACAGAAAGCACAAATGTTGTAAGTTATGTAATACAGAGACCTGGAAAACGTAGAGAAATAAAAGAATAATAATTTCGTTTATATTTTAAATTGATTTTCTAATATTATTTTAAATGGCAAGTTCTATTGTAGTAGTTTTTCATAAAGATTGCGCACCTTCTACAGATCTCGTTTTCCGTGTATCTAAATTACAAAACTATAACATCGAATACATCGATGTTAAAACGGATAAATTTGAATCAGACCTTGATATAGATGTAGTTCCTTTAATAATAGTAGATAACAGAGATATATTTAAAGGTAGAGATGCATTTGATAAAATAGAATCGTTGAGTAAAACTCCTCCAAAAAAAGAAAAAACTAGCTCGCTAAAATATGATACTATAAATGCATTTGTTGAAGATTCTGATAGCAAAAATCAGAAGATAGATTTAGATGCAAAACGCAAAGCGCGCTAATAATTTACAATTAAAATGTTTTATTTTAATAAATGGATCACGGCCAGTTTCCTGACTTTTCTAAAATAATGAAAATTGCGCAGCAAGTCGCGAGCAAAATAGATCCACCTCCCGAACTTAAAAGCGGAAGAGTATTGACAGAAGATGAAATGAACAACGCAATAAAGTCCCTCGCTAAATCAGTAACCGATGTTGTTACTCCAGACATGTTTGAGATGGGCGACGGTTCAAAGAAAAAAAAAGGAAAGCAATTGCCAACAATTAAAGAACCTTCAAAAATTTCTTTTATAGAAGAAGAAACGCCAATTGAAGAATGCTCAAGTTCAAAAAAAACTAAAAAACCAAGAGTTGTAGAAATAGATTCTGATTGTTCCGAAGAACTGGATAACGATCTTATGAGAACAAAAGATATGGCTTTTACATTAACTGTTAAACTAGAAGAGCTATATAATGGAACTAGAAAAAAATTGGCAATCAGGCGTCAAAAAATTGACAAAGACAACAACTGCTTCGAAGAAAAGAAAAAACTTGCCATAGTTGTTGAACCTGGTATGATGGATAATCAATCTATTAGATTCAACAGAATGTCTGATGAAAAAATTGGTTACGAAACAGGTGATGTAGTTGTTACTCTAGACGTAGAAGATCACCCTTACTTCATGCGAGATGGAGATAATTTACTGATTGAAAAAGAGATTTCTTTGGCGGAAGCTTACAGTCCAATCGTGTATATTGAGCATCTCAACGGCAAAACTTTAAAAATTACCGGAGAAGCGTTAAACGTTTTTAGCGATGAAGATACGATGCTTAAAAAAGTTTCAGGTTGTGGAATGCCTATTTTAGGAGAACGTAATAAATTCGGAGATTTATTTATCAGGTTTAAATGCGTTAATAAAACAAAAATAACACCTGAAATTATAGAGGTATTAAATGGTATTTTTCCACCACTTCTTGTAGTTCCAGACTTAAAAGAATCGGACATATTGGAGAAAAAATTTGAAATGGTAACAGAATCAGACCTAGAGTTCTTAGAGTCGGATTCTGACGATTATGATTCGGATGATTATTCAGATTCAGATTCTGAAGAATCTGAATAAAGTAATTTAAAAGAGCTATATAAATATAGTAAAGTATGATTGTAAATGGATGGGAATTTCTAATTATTAACCCATTTGAGGTAAACGTTATACAAACGTGTCAAAATAAGTATGAAAAAAACTATAATTCGTCTTACGAAAAATTTATTAATGAATTCTATATTCCAGAACCATTTAATTTATTTGAAAATGACGTCTTATTTACGTTTTATATTTCATGCGGCGGAGAATTTGACAAAATAGAATTAGAAGAAAAATTTGATATAATTTTTCTTAAAAGTGTATTTTTAAAAACTAGTTATAAAAAAATTAAGTCCGACATTGAAAACTATTATAATATATATAATATTAGCGTAAGAAATCTATATAAGAGTGGAGACTACATAGTTTTAATACTTGAGAAAAAATGCTAATAAAATTACAGCAGTGCTGATTATTAATTCTCTCGAATGTTGAAAATAATCCATGTTAACCAAGTTTGCAACATAAGGGAGCACCAATTTGAATATTACAATGTCTACAATTTTAGCTAAAGCAATATTAATAAAAAGTTGTAAGGTAATAATTTTACTCAAAAATTTTTCTAAAGACGACATTTACTACTATTACTAAATAAAATATTTTATTAAAATTAATAAATGAATTACACAATTTTAATAGTTATATCTTTTTTATTAAATTACAATATCAATGTTATTAATTCAAAAATGGAATTAATTGAAAAAGCAATTGTAAAACCTGAATATAATCTATCCCAAAAATTAAAACTAGCAAGAGAACTATCTAAGTTAAAAAAAGATCGTTATATTGCTATTATCACTGAGGATCTCGAATAGGATTATACCAATAAGGAATTTCTGTATTTTTCCATTTAGCAAAATGGGTTTTTTCCATATTGTAATATCTATGATAAGCAATTATATCATTTTTATGCTTACATTTTTGTGGCATAGCTTGATGAAGTTTAGTTATATTTCCTTTTGGTATATTTACAGGAATAAAAGATAAACATGCTTCTAATTTAATTTGACACATGTGTATCTTTCCATATCTACGAGTGTATTCTCTACACAAACAAAGAAATAATTGGTATAACCATGAATAATTACCGCTCGTTTTTCTAGCCCATACAGCACATGGGTTGTTTTTAAAAGCTATTTTATACAATTTTGGATTTTTGTAATTGCCACAAACATGATGAGCTGTGCACAACATCTGGGCGTATTCTAGTATCATTTTGATAACGTGAGAGTCGCAGTGCATTCTTGCACACACGTATGGACATATCGATAAAAAGAATATGTTCATTTGAGAATATTCATTTTATTAATAATCTCAATTTCTTATATATCCATAAAAATAGCAATATAATTAAATTATTTCTTGAGCTGCCCTGACATCTCTGTAACGAATATATGTAGATGTAATACCGAAATCATCTTCAATTACTTCAAATTCAAATCCTACGCGCCCCTTTCGTGAAACATATCCATCTTCTGTTCTAATTGTTCTAGTTGTTGTATCAAAAAACATTATTTTATAAATATGCCCAATTCTAAGAAAATAAGCAAAATCTTGCCATGTACGCGTTACAGCCATTATTATTAATTATAAAATATTTTAAATTTATTATATATCTGTACGGTGTGGGGTTCGAACCCACGAGGCTTTCGCCAGCAGATCTTAAGTCTGCCCCCTTAGACCACTCGGGCAACCGTACAGGTATATAATATACCGCTTTTATTATAAATAATATATTTCTTTATATCTTTTTATAAAAAACAATTAGTTTGTAGTTATTTTTTTTAAAAGTATTTATTGTATAAATTTTATAACTCCAAAATTTTTCGCTCAATTGAGACGAATCAAAATTATTTGGAACTTTTAATGCAACAAATCTAGTAAAATGATAAATATTATCGATTATTTCTAATACATTAATACCGTCGAGATTTAAAACTACGTTATTTTCATTTTTATAGTTCGATCCACCCCACGGCGGATCTATAAATACTAAGTCCTGTTGAATTTTGTACATTATATCATTATATGAACAATTATAATTTATACTTTTTGTTGTATTAAGTTTCAAAATTTTAAAAATTTCGGGGTCTTTTTCAATTGCTATTACAACTTTAAAATCTTTTTCAAAAAAGGTTGTATTTCCTCCTATACAAGCGGTAGCATCAGTTATCACACTGTCAAAATTAATATATTTTTTAATAATATCATTAATTTGTAATGCCTGAGACGGTGTTGTATATATGTTTAGTAAATTGTCAGGAACTTCTAGAATTTTTAATTAAATATATATTTTACTTTTAAATTGGGTTATCAATCTATAACTACAGCAGTTTCTCGCATCGCCTCTCCTAGTAAGTTTTTAATTATATCAAACATAACTTTTCCTATGCCTTTTATCTTTTTTAATTCATTTAAATTTCCGGGAGTTATTTCGTAATCTAAATCATAAATAGCTTTTGCGGCGGTACGATAAGCAAACCAACTTTTACTTTCCTCCTCTTTTTTTTCAGAAGCGATTTGATTTAGGGCATCTGATATGTATCTATTGACGTTGTATTTACGCACAGGAGGTGGTTTTGGAACTATTCTAGGTACTGCCTCCCAAGGAAATAATCTATCTAAATTATTAAAGTATTCGTTTAATAATTCTGCGTAAATTGCAGAATCGGTGCCCAATGTTGGTTTATACATTGCATATAATCCACGGTTAACGCGCCCGGTGTCTATTCTTTGAGGAAAATTAGTGGCAACTCCAAGTCTAGATACCGCCGTTCGCACCCCTGGTGGTATATAATTTGCAGCAGCAATGTCTCTTGGAAGACGCCCTCGAATACTCGGCCATTCTACGGATGGATAATATTCCCAATGCGGATCTCTCCAAGATCCAACGATATACATTTCCCCATTAGTTTGGTTAGTCATATATACAGGCGTATCATGCTGTTTAGACTTTAAAATCGGATTGATTATTCTAGTTTCACCCATTTTTGGTGTGCCAAAGTCTAGCTTGTAATAAAAAGTATAATTTGGGTTCATTACTATAAATTATAATATACTAATATTATAAAATAATGAAAAGAAAAAACCAAGACCAAGACGAAATATTCGACATTACAAATTATAAATTAAATACATTAGAAAGTCTAATAGAAATGATAAACGATTATTCTAGGAAAACGTTGCCTTCTAAAAAATATAGAAGAAATTATCCATCTAAGATGAACCTTTTACCAGATATATTGGAAGATTTAATTGAACTAAATAATATGATAGGAATGAACAAATTGAAGACTCAGATAATAGATCAAGTTTTATTTTTTATACATGATACACAAGAAACTATAATGTTACACACTGTATTAGAGGGTCCTCCGGGTACAGGTAAAACGACTGTTTCCGAAATTTTAGCAAAAATTTATTCTAAACTTGGAATATTTAAAAAAGTTAAATTTAATGTAGTAAAGCGCTCAGATTTGATTTCAGAATATCTAGGGGGGACGACTATTAAAACACTCGAAACTCTAAATAGGTGTAAAAATGGGGTAATATTAATAGACGAAGCTTATTCATTAGGATCGAGCGGTTCTGAAGACATTTATTCAAAAGAATGTGTAGATACTTTAAATCAATATTTATCAGAAAATGTAGATAAAATTATTTGTATAATAGCTGGTTATAAAAAAGAGTTGGATTCTTGTTTTTTTTCATTAAATCCAGGTCTTAGAAGACGATTTCCTTGGACTTTTACAATCGAAAATTATAATTCAGAAGAATTAAGCGATATTTTTTATAAAATAATAAAAGAAAAGGAATGGGATACAACATGTGAAAAAAAAGATTTAATAAACTTAATTAATAAAAATTTAAATTTATTCGATGGAAACGGTGGAGATATAAATACAATCATTGAAAAAGCAATGATAATCAGTATTAGAAATAATTTTGGCACATGTAAAAATTATACCATAGAAATGAAAGATTTTACAGAAGCGTTAGACATTTTTACTACAACTAAATCTACCCATATTTCTTTACCTCCACCTGGTATGTATACTTAATTTTATTCACGCGGTACTTTAATTAAAATTTAATAATATTATATTATAACATGTTTTCATATAAAAAAATAGATTTATTAAAATTGAAAGTAATAAATAAACAACTTTTATTCGATGGAAATATTCTAATAATTAAATCACCGATTATAAATTACGATTTTAATGATAATAAACTTATTCTTAAAATTAATTGCGACGCAGATAGTCACAGCGTATTTTTAAATTTATGTTCTTATATAGAAAGATTATTTAAAAATTTAGATATAAAAAATTTAGATAACAAAATTTTAAATAATAATTCAGTGATAATTAGTATTGACGAACAAAGCAAATTTTACGATTATAATAAGGATGAAATTTGTAAAAACAGCATTAAACATGGAGGAAAAATTATATGTTCATTTAGTTGTATAAATGGTACAGCTACACTAATAGAATTACTTCAGATTAAATAGAATTACTTCAGATTAAATAGAATTACTTCAGATTAAATAAATATAATATTTTGATTTCGTTATATTGTAACAATTAAAAATATTATTTTAGAATAAATGACAGAAATAGAAATCAAAAATGAAATTAAAAATGAAATCAAAGATCAATTGTTGATTTATGATCCAATTAAAACTCCTAAAAATATATATTATTCAAGAATTATTCACAATTCCGAAGAAATTAGTTTTCAAGTAGAAAAAAATAAAGTAGTTTTAGATAAAGTTAAAAGTAGAGCAACATTGACTCTAGATGAAAAAAGTTTGGAATGTATTAAAAAAATTTCAGATTCGGTTATAGAATTAACTTCTGAAAAAAGTAAAATCTGGTTTGGTAAAGAGTTGAATGTAGAAGAATGCAAAGGAATATTCAAAAATAATTTAATAGGTAATAATTTGTTATGTTTCTATGATGAAAATACAGTTTTTTACGACTCCAAAAATACAGAATTGGATATATCTTCGTTACAAGATGAATTATACGGAATTGCGTTGCTTAAATGTGAGGTAGTAGTTTATACAAAAACTTATTTTTTTATTAAATGGGAAATAAGTCAGTATAAAATTAAACATCAAAAATCCGAAATATTAAATGAATATTTATTGGAATATAAAATTAAAGACTTGCCGGAGCATTCAAAAACATACAAAGATGATGAAATAATTAAAAAACTTGAAGAAATTACTCTATTCTAATTATTTAAAGTTAATATTTATCAAAAATTGAGAATGGATAAAATAATAGAATGTTTGAAAAATGTAAATTCTACGCTTGGTAACTATTATAAAGAAAATGTTTATCAGGCAGCATTGAGTGTAGAACTTAATTTGGCTGGAATTCTATTTCAAAATGAAGTGGTTCTCCCTATAAAATATAAAGGTGTCTGCGTAGGATACGAAAGAGCGGATATAGTTATTTATTCAAAAGAATGTAATCCAGAGATTATAATTGAATTAAAATCTCAAAATACTAAGTTGTCTTCTAAAGAAATTAATCAATTGAGAAAGTATATCACTAATCTAAGTTGTAAAAACGGACTTCTTGTAAATTTTTACGATAATATAGAAATTATCAGCGTTACCGATATTTCTCATACAAAAATAGATTAACTAAAATTATTGAAGTGATTTTCGTGACATTTTCGCGATATAAAATTAGCATCAAACATCAAAGGTTTATTAAGCGGAATTTTTACTACTTCAAATAATTTTCTTTTATCATTTGGAACCTTTCGATTTTTTTTAAAAATTTTATTATAAAGTTTATACATTATCTCTGGAGATATAGAATTGACAAGTTTTAACCAAATTTCCACTGTATTTTTTCCTTTGATATTAAAAGTTTTAGTAAAATCTCGGTGTTGCTGCCCTTGATTTTCTAATCTATAAACATGTGTTTCTTTTAATAATTTTTCTAATATGTCTATATCAGAATCTTTTAATAGAACATTAGTTTTAATTACATATGAACCTTCTAAAGTAAAAACTATGTGAACTAATGTGCCTTTTTTGGCGTAAACCATATTAATAGCCATATCTTCCCCAGATGGCCAACCATATACGGTTCCTTCGTCCTTATAACATTGCCACGGATGAGTATGATAGTTAATTATTCCGTTAGGAGTTCTTACGCTAGATTTTTCCCCCTTTACTCTATAATCTTTCAAAAACTTTTTATCACAAATGTCTCCATTACAATTTATATCCATAAATAAAAGAGATCCAGCAACCTCATATTTATCCTTCCACAAAGATTTTTCAATATCTGATATAAATTTTTCATCTATAATCCACTTAACTTTTTTTCCAGATTTAGAACATGGTTCAAATTCTTTAAATTTAGAACCTACCATTTATTATATAAGTTATTTTTTAAGTTTTAAAATAATATTAATTATTAAACATGTCTGAAACATTAAATGTAAATGTATTAGTTGCGGCAAAAGATGAATATACTAGACAATTACTAAATACAATCCAACATGATATATATGACATACTTAAAAGTATATATCGCGATTCTCAGGAACAAAATATAAGACGTAAAATTTCTTACTCAAATTTTCAAAAGGAACTCAAGACAGTTCCTCAGTGGACTTCTTATAAATTGGACTCTAAAATAAAAGAGTTAACTAAAAAATATCCATTTTTGATGGATCTTATTACTGCGATTTTTGTAAGTCATGTCAAAATTCTTGCTTGTGTAAGACTAAAGAGCGACAATAAATCTATTAAAATTAAAGTACCAAATTTAAACACTTTTTTACACAAATTGCTAATAAAATGTTGCGAAGCGTTGTATTATGAACCAATTATAATAAATTGTGAAAAGCATAAACTTATGGAAATAATATCAATTGCTATAGAAGATACTATAGGAAATCAAATACCAATTGAATATATATTAAATGAATATTTATCCGGTGCATTTGACGATGAACATGAAATTCCAATTCAGTCAAATATAGAAAACTTCGAGCCTGATTTAGATCACGAGTTATCTGATCACGAATCTGGGGTAAATTCTGAAGATGATGAATGTAAAAATATACCTATATTACCTATTAAAAATAAATCTATAAGCGGAGTTTCTATAAATAAAGAATTACCCAACGAATTTGAAGTTAATAACGAGTCTATTCAAGTGGATAAAGTAAACGATGATAATTTAGAATCTACTGAATATACTGAAGAAGACTTAAAAGAAAAAAAAGAAAATGTAAAAGAAAATGTAAAAGAAAATGTAAAAGAAAATTTACTCAATAAATCGTCTAAAATAGACGATTCAGACGATGATTACTCAGATGAAGATATATCAGGAGACGATATTTCAGATGAAGAAACTCAAGAAAAGACTTCTAGAAGTTTATTTTAATCAATCTTTTTAGTCATTCTCAATATCACTAAACCTATGAACAGAATTAAAAAATAACCATAAAATGTAGTTGGAATATCTTGTGCAGAATATAATATTATAAGTACTCCAATTAGAATCTTTAAAAACATATTAATGTTATTTATAAAAGGACTGCCAGTAAAATCCGTTGAAACGTTTGATAAAGGATCGGATAAAAGGCTGGATAAAAGGCTGTATAAATAATCTAATGAAAGATTGGATAAAAATTCTGGTAAAACAATATTAGGAATATATGAATCTGCCGGAGTATTTTCATCTTTTAAAGGTAAATTTATAGGTATATTTGGCACCGTTTCTTGGGCAGTATTTATTACGTCCGGTGGTAAATTATTCACAGGATTATTCTCAGGATTTTCCGGGGTAGTCATTTATTATTAGTTTAGAAAATATTATTAAAAATAATTGTATTAATTAGCTAATGTCTTCTTTAAAGGACGTTATTAATTTACAAAAAAGACAATTAGAAAGATATAATGAATTAAAAAACGATATTCTTAAAAAAGTAACAAATAAGATATCCCATTTAGCAAAACACAATGAACTTCGTTGTATATATACTGTGCCTAGGTATGTTTTTGGATTCTCTACATATAGAGTTGAAGATTTAACTTATTATTTATTTTTACATCTTAAAAAAGAGGGATTCTGCGTTGTTTTATTAAATAACGATAAACTATTTATTTCATGGGATATAAGAGATATAACAAATAATTCGAATGAGAAAACAAAAATTAAAAGCAATTTAAGGAATATAAAACCTTTATTAAATATTAAAAGATAATGGGGTGTCTTCTTGGATGTTTTGAAAAATATTCGATAGAAGAATCTAAAATAGTAGTAAAGAGTATTGAAAATACATTTACTGAATATTATATCGATTATTATTTAGCATCAAGATTTGAGTCTTTCGATTAAAAACAACACTTAAAAACATTTATAATAATTAACAAATGTTGTTATTATCTTTTGATATAGGAATTAGAAACTTAGCATACTGTTTTATAGACACAACAGATAACTCTATTTTAGACTGGAACGTATTAGATTGTAGCGGCTCAAATGAAGTTTTAAGAGTTATAGAAGAACTTGATTTACTTAGTTATTTATGTTGTGCAGACGTTATATTACTTGAAAAACAGCCATCTTTTAACCCTAAGATGAGAAATATTTCTACCGCGCTTTATGTTTATTTTATAATTAGGATACAACATGAACAAAATAAAAATTGTAAAATAATTTTTTATTCTCCAAAACATAAACTCAAGTGTTGTGATATAGTAATAGAGCACAAAAGTAAATGTAAATATCGACAAAACAAAAACTTGGGAATTGTCCACACGCGCGCTTTAATTAAAACTCATAAAGATTTTTTTGAGAAGCATAAAAAAAAAGACGATTTAGCAGACTGTTTTCTTCAAGCGCTGTCTTATAATTTATTTTTCAATAAATCTCAAATTAATTTAAAATAAATTAAAATATTGTTAATTTAATAAATGGAATATAAGAAGTTGCAGCGATTAGCAAGATCTAAAAATATACGTATTACAAAAAATACTCGAAGTGGTAGAAGATATTTAACTTCTACAGAACTTAAGAAGAAATTAAAGAAGCGAAAATCTAGAAGCAAAAAAATCTCCGTAAAACGCGGTGGATTTATTGCAGGATTATACAGCGGTATATTTGGACGCTCGATGGGCGGGAAAAAGATTAGAAAGTTACGTAAAAAACTAAAGAAAAGAAAATATAAAAAGATATGCAAATGCCGAAAGGCGTGTAAATGTAGAAAGGGAATGAAATATAGTAAAGATAAAGCAGTTAAACGCGGTGCTATACTAGCTCTTAAAACCGTAGCTACAGGCGCAGCCATTCAGCTTGGCTCCGAAGTAGCCAAAAGAGCTATTCAGATGTAAATAATTATTTTATTAAATTACTTTATTAAATTATATTCTTATAAAAAATTAATTAGAATATAATTTATTTTTTAACCTTATTAAATATTTTTAGGAAATTTACCGCTACGGTTATAAACCCCTAGCCTGCGCTTGTAATCTGATAGACTGGATTTTATACTGGGTTTATTCCAAAGAATAAACATGCTAAGGTAACCAGGTCTTGTTGGATCGTTGGTTTTCAAGTCTTTTTTATGCCTAGATATATATCTTTCTCTACGAGATTTATCCTTATGAATTGTATAGTCAGACATGCCAGCCGCTCCAAATTTTCTTGTAATTTTTTTTCCATTTTTATTAAATACTATTTCATATTTTTTATTACCACCGCGCAATTTTCTAAAAGATAATACTTTAATCATTTATTATTATTAAATAATAAAATAAAAATTAAAAAGAGTAAATCATGAGAAGACCTAAATAAAAAACTATAACGCTCAAAAATGTCATGGAGTTATTAGTCAGGGTTGTTTTAAAGTATACTGAAAATAACAGCGTAGATATTAACATTAACGCGTCTACAATTAATATTGTCGAACCTAATTCGTTAGCATAATTTTTAAATAAAGTTAGAATTTTACTCTGAGTTTGAATTTTATTGACAAAAATTCCAAACGATATGTCGTGTATAAGTCCTACGATAACTGTTGCTACAATTTGAGAATATATATTATTACTAAATAACGTTGCCGAATAAGTTCCTATAATTATCGATAGTATGTCCATTACATAAGCTCCAATATTAAATTGCTTGTACCATTCTTTAATGTATGTACCTCCCCTAGTAGACAACAGAATATAATATCCAACGATTGTATCTACAACAATTGCTGACAAAGTTAAAGATAAAATGTCGTGATTTTTCATAATTTATAATTACAATATAAATTATTTTATTATTTCAAGATATAAATCACATGTGTTATTTACTTTAATTAAAATATCGCATACTTTTAACAAACTTGAATGACTAATATAAATACTTGAATAATTATTTGGAACATGAGCAGTAATATAGAATATATAAAATATTTCATTTAATTCAGTATAAATTGTTTCTAGATTAAAAGCGTGGTTTTTTTTATTATAACTGACCCGTTTTTTTGTACCCAAAAAATTTGTACAGTTATTAACACACACACATAGATCGTAGGTTCCATTTTTACAAACGATTATAATATGATCGTCGTATTCGTCTTCTTTTTTATCTTTTTCATTATCTTTTATAATTTCCCAAGAAGTACATGATTCTAAAAATAATTTAATTTCATTATATTTTTCTTTGTGAAAAAGATGTTTTTCAAAACCAAACGTAGAAGAATATTTACCCAGAATAAAATTAAATTTAATTTCTGGTAAATACCTATACGTATCTATAAAATCAGCAACCTGCTTTATAATTTCGTCTGGGACGTTCATATTAATATTGAATTTAATTACTTCCTTTAATAGGTTAATTATAAAATTGATTCACTTTTAATTTTTTTCACCCGTAAATGTATTTAAAGAAGTAATTAAATTCAATATTAATAAATGGAAGCACTTAGCAGCGACGACAAACTTGAACTGGTTATCAAAGATCTCGAGACTCTTATGGAAACTTCTAAGAGTCTTAGCGCTAGAATGAAAGTTTTTCATAGGGAACAGCTTAAGTCTTCGCGTAAAAAGTCTCGCAAAGTTGAAGTCGAGACAGATCCAGACGCTCCTAAGGTTATTGCTTCTATAAACAAGCCTGTAGTTATTTCTAACGAACTATGTAAGTTTCTCGGATTCCCGGCAGATACAGAACATTCACGAAACGAAGTAACTACTTCTATTAATAAGTTTGTAAAGGAAAACGAACTTCAAGATCCAACTAATAAACGCTATATTCGTCTAGAAGGTTCACCTGCGGCTGAACAACTTAAGGCATTGCTTCGTAATCCGGATCAACCGCTCACATTTTTCAATATTCAAAGATATCTAAAGCCTCATTATCCGATGTCTGCCAAAGATAAGAAAGCGCTTGAAGATACCGTAGAAGTTCCTGAACCACCAAAGCTTCAAAAGAGTCCTCCTATTATCCCGGACTCGGATCTGGTAGAAGAAGCACCTCCAGACTTGGGAAAGTCGACACCTCGAAAGAAGCAAATTCGGAAAATTTCTTAAAAAGAGCCATTAAAAAGGTATGTAAAAAATATTATGGATATAAATATAATTATATAATAGCAATGTATTATGTTTCAAATGTAGAAAAATTTGGAGAAAATAAAACTATAACTAATGCTAATAAATACATAAATAATTTAATTCTTGGTTGTAAATATCACGATCAGGAAGAAATTAATAAATTTATGCCAGATATAGACAACACAATTCCGGAGAGTTTTATTAATCTATTAATATAAAACAACAAAGAGCCCTCATGGCGCAATTGGATAGCGCGCAGGACTTCTAATCCTGAGGTTCGGGGTTCGAGCCCCCGTGAGGGCTCTTTGTTGTTAATAATTTTACAAAATTAAGGCTTTTTTATTTACCCCTTTTGCTATATTTACAAAACTAAAATATAATTCTTTTATAATTTCAGTAATTATATTAGAGTTACTACGTAGATTGTCGTTGGTTTTTTTATTTATATATCCAACTATTAAAAATAAAAATGGAAAAATAAGAATAGTTTTAATTATATCTTTAGTATTATTAACTACATAATACTCGAAATAGTCCCGCGGGGTTTCAAATTTATTGTAAGGAGGTCTATTAAAAAATTTAATAATTAAGTAAGATATTATCAAAGAGAGTAAAAAATTTAAAAAGACTTCAAAATTCATTTTTATTTACTAAAGTTTTTAAATTTTTTTTATTTGTAAAAAATTGTATACCCTATTAAATAAATTAAAACTGCTATTAAAAATACTACAAAAATTATTCTATTTATTGTTTCTACGATGTTATTAGCGGTCTTATAAGTTGTATTTGCTATTTCCCAAGCAGTAAAAACTTTGGCATTAGTTCCATAGTAATAAAGGTTAAATATTAAAATGATTATAACAATTAGTTGAATAGCGTCTGAATCAAGTAAAAATCTAAAAGGATATAATATAGGGTTTGAACTAGACAATGACATTATTATATTGAAAACAATTTTATTTTAAATTATTACATTGCTGCCACGCCATTAGTTATGTACCATTTATTGATTCCTGTAAATTCACAAAAAAGATGAATTAAAACACCTGTTGTAATAAATACTATTTCTGTAGAGTATTCCGAGTCTAAATTATATAATCTTCCATAATCAACAACAAGTTGTGTAGATATTTTACCTATTATGAGGGTCAAAATTCCTACTGCCCCAGCTTCTATCAGAAGTTTAGTTAATTTTGCACTTTTAGATAAATAAGTATAAACTCCGTATATAATAACTGTAGCAACAACAACTCGTAAAAATTTTTTAATATCCGGATTCGATAGCAACTCTTTGGTTATTTTAAAAAAAATTAACTGAGATATAGCGCCTATTAAAAAAACCCCTAATAAAACGTTCATTTATATAATTGAATTATTTTAATTTTTTAAAATAATCAATTTTGTTATGTAATGTATATCTTGTACTTCCCATGTAATGCGTAATTGTATTACACAAAAAACCTAAAGGAGATTTTACATTTTCATAAACAGTTTCAACAAAATCTATATGATCTCCCATTTTTTTTGTATTTTTTGATATATCCTTTTTTAAAATAAGTAAAATTTCGTCTAACTTTTTATCTATTTTCTCTATTTTGTCAGACATTTATAAAATATCAAATAATTTTATTTAAAAATAATAGCGTAATTTGGACTATTAGTCCAGAAACTCCGTCGTGATACATGCCTCTTATGGACCCTAAGCTCTTATAATACGTTTCATCTAAATTTGGAAATAGTTTACTAAATTTCATAACAAAACCAAAAAGTGCACTAACTATAAAACTTAATATTAAAAAATATAAAGAACTATTAAAATTTTTGGGTATTTTCATAAAAGTCAATATTATATATTGAGTAACTGCTCCTATAAATCCAGCTATTAGAGCAGCATCCAGTAATGTGTGTTTTTCAAAATAAGGAATCAAATAACCAATAAAAGGAAAATTATTTGTAATTACAGTAGGTAAATTATAATAATTTTCGCTTAATTTACGAAGCACTACGTCCCACAGAGCAGTAATTATAAAAGTATTAATAATTATATTACAGTTGTACATATTTAATATAAAGTTTTAATTTAAAAAAAAATAATTTGATATTTATAAATGTCAAAAGGACTAACAGGAATACTCCTAAATCAAAGACTTAATGAAAAATTTAAAGGAAATAAAAGTAGAATTAATAAATTTTTAATAAATTGCATAAGATTTCACGGACATATAAAAGAAGATACAGAAATTAAAGAAACGCATAAACATTCTGAACAGTTATGCCAATTATGTAGTACAAGTAATTTTGTTATAAGCAATTTTGAAAAAACGTGCAGAGATTGTGGCACTGTAGTTCAGACCGATATCAATCCTTTTAAATCTTTTAAAGTGGATTTTAATTTTAATAAAGGAACGATAATACCACCAGGTGAAGTTTTTGTTAAAATAACGAAGGACGGAAAACAATTTAATGTGGATCTTTCAAAAATTAGTACGTGGTTAAACTCTGATCCGGATGAAAAGAAATTTTTTGATAATTTAAATATAATAAATAAATACTTGGACGCTCTTGAATCTAGGTACAATACACCAGAGTTGTCTAGAACATTTGACGACGCTCGAAAAATAGCGTTGACTATGTGGTACAACATAATAAATAATAAAACAGATATGAACGGTTTTGAAAAAAAATCGGTAATGGCTTGGTGTATATTTTATATATTAAACTATTATAACTTGAATATTAATATTCCAATTTTAGCAAAATTATTAGATTTAACTACAGGAACAATATATTCTTTTAAATATATAATCGACGAAATTTTTAAAAATAGTGCTTATTTAAAATACATTCCAAATCAAACGATTGGAAAAATAGAAATGCCTAAAAAAATAGAAGATAAATTAAAATTTGTTCTTAGAGATTTAAAGGGAAAACTGACAGAACCGCCGACTGAACAGGAGATATGCGGAATTATAGATTTTTTAGCGAAGGAACTAAAAGAAAAAACCGTAACTTTACAATATTTATCAGAAAAATCTGGAGTAAGTACTGTATCTATAATTAAAATTTCTCAACTTGTTAAAAAATTTTACACCGAAAATCCACTTCTTAAAAGAAATATTATTTAAACATACATTTTATCTATTAAATTGAATCCTATTTTATTAATATAGTCGGTGTGTACAGGCTCGTTATTTAATTTAAAATAACACGCGTTAACTATTCTATGTTGATCTAAAGTTAGTTTTCTATTTTTCAAAATTACACCACTGGAATTTTGAAAAATTGTAAGAATAACGTAGGAAGATAAAGAAAAAATTCCACAAAATTCGGGTTCTCTTGAAATAATTTCTTTAAAACTCAAAATAATGTCTAATTTTCTATCCTGTTCTGTTTCAAAAATTGTATAATCATCTAGCGGAGCTCTCTCATCGGTTTGATCCTCAAAAGTTTCATCCTCTTCATAATTAGATAACATCTCTTTATTCACTAATTTAAATTATTTTAATATAATTTAATTATAGCAATTTTATTAACACAAATATAAACACAATTTAAATTATATGACATCATGGTAAGCATTCCTGATACTGAAAATATAAATTTAGAACAGAATGCGTGTCTAATATGTCTAGAGGAGTGTGATAATTTTATAAATTTTGATTGTTGCGGAAAATATAAAATCCACGGTGTATGTTATAAAAAATGGAGCGAAACTAATAAAACATGTTTGATATGTAGAAATCCAACAAATAACGACATTAATAATTTTATCATTTATTACGTTACATTGTTTAGATTAAAATTGCTCATTTATATTTATATTGTATTATTTTCAACATCCTGTTTGTCTATAGTAATTATATGTGATTTTATAGATTCGTATTGTGTTTTGAATTAGTTTTAAAGTATTATTTAATTAACGTAGTAATAAAAAGTATTCTTACCGTTTACATCTAAAACTTCTACACTAAAATTTGATTTCAAATTATAAAATATACCCTTTTTTGCTAAAAAGGTTTTATTATCTTCTTTTATAAAAATGTTAAAACTATTTTTTATAAAAAAGTATCCGGGCAAATGATCTATTATTTTATCGCCCTTAATTGAATATTCGTTGTATTTTTTAGGAAAGGAAATATTTTCTTCTAATTTTTTAATTTTAATGTACTCGCTAAAACTTATTTTATAATTTTTAATGATATTATAAAACTCAATTAAACTTATGATTAGTATTATAATAGCTATTATAATATACATCTAATTATAATTATTAAATAAATTTCTATTTTTAAACCAACTTAAAGACGTGACACATTATAAAGTATAAGTAAACAGAATGTCTTTCACGCAGATTCTCCCAGGTGAATTCGAGGCTAACCGTGTTAATTTTCTTCCCCCTAGACCAAACAAACTTGGTGGACAAAGCGTGCTTATCAATTATCAACCTGGGGATGCTGAACGTAATGGACCTTTTGTACTCCAAACTGCTCGCATGCGAGTTCCGTTTGGTGTAGATCAGTCTAAGCCAGTCAATGGTGAACCTGTAAAGTATCACATTTCTCTTTCTATGGGAGAAGAAGATTCTCAAAACGAAAGTTTGGTTTCATTTAGAAAAAGTGTACGCGATATCGACGAGGCTGCTAAGAATACCGCGTCCACCAGTGATAAGTGGTTTGGAAAAAAACTAAGCGCTGAACTTGTAAATGAATTTTATAAGTCTTCTGAGAAGTTTCCAAAAGATAAAAAGTGGAATTCTACTCTAAAGGTGAAGCTTCCTTTAGATCCAAGAACTGGAAAACCTCAATTTGTTATTTACGACGATAATAAGAATGAGCTTAAAATCATTGACGACGATGGCAATGTAGATTTAAGCGTAATTCCTAAGGGATGTGAAATGGTGTGTCTTATTCAACCAACCGGTGTTTGGTTTGTTGGTAAGACTCAATTTGGAGTTGGTTATAAGCTACTTCAGGCAAAGCTATTCAAAACTAACAAACTGTCCGGATATTCAATCGTAGATTCAGATGTAGAAGAAGATGCTGAACATGCCGAATAAATAAAAATATTAAGTATTAAAAAAAAGCATTATAATTAATTAAAATATTTATTTTACCATAAAATGGTCTTTGGTTATGGTAAAATAAATATCAAAAATTTTGTAAATGGAATTATATCGTTATTGTTGGCAATTGTTATAGCATATTATGTACAATCTGACGATGAAAATAAATTTGAAAGTTTCGGTGATTATATTTATTATATTTTCGATAAATTTACCTTTTTATATACTGTTATTATTTTTACTGTTATTTTCTATAACATCTTTGGATTTTTGATTAATAATAGACAAACTATTAAAAAAGAAATTAGTTCTAGAGGTAAAAATTTTTTGGGTCCAGATTTTGTAGATAGATCAATAAAAGGAGGTCGCACAGCAACTAATAAAATGTACGATTACACAAGTAGGGCATATAACTATTTAAGACCAAATAGAGCAAATGTTAACCCGGGGTATAATATAGAACCTTTATATGCGCCTATACCAAATGTGACGTATAGTGGAGACATTTATAGACCAATAGATTAAATTTAAATATTAAATTATTATAAATGAGTAACCTTTTTTATCCACTTTTAATTTCAGCTATAATAGTAGCAATTTATTATTATACAGTTTTTTCTTCAGAAAAAATTAAAAAATATAGTAATATATTGTATGCATTTTTTATTTCTCATTTAATTATAATTTATTTATGGTTGTTTACAGTATTTTATGAAGCACTTATAGATTCTCCATTCGATAATCCTATTTCAATTCTTACAAGAATGATATATTATATACTGTCCGTTTATTTAACTATCATGACTCAAATATAAAACCTAAGTCAATATATTTTATAAAAAAAATATAATGTATTTATAAAATGAATATCCCTTTATTTTTGCTTTCCTTGTTAATTTCTTCTATAGTTATGACTATCTATTACTTTAATGTAAAGGATAAAATTAGTTCATACAGCGATTCTGAATATTATATATTTTTAACTATTTTTAGTTTGGTTTTAATTATAGTAACTGTAATATTATATCTATTTATTCAGACTATATTAAAATCTAAACAAATATATCCCAGAAGTCTAGCAGGAAAGCAGTATCGAAAACCTTTAATGGTTGATTATCAATCTCCAGAAAGCGTATATGAGACTAATATTCCTAAAAAATATACTAGTTTTAACGATACAATCTATAATAAAAATTTTACTAATTTATTTAGAAGACGTAATACAGTAGGGTCAACCCCAAATGATATATATATTAAATCTAGATATCAAGGAAATATTCGCCCACCATCCGCTTCTCCTAATATTTTTTGGGAATAATTATGTTGAATAATAAACTCTCTTAATAGAAAATTGACTAATAAATTTTTGGCAATTACAACAGGGTTTTGAATTTGCGCACAATCCAGAATTATTAACTCTAATTATAATTAGTTCACAATTTTTAAGATCATTTACATGCATTTTTCTGAGAGCATCATTAATAGCACTCACCTCGGCATGCAATGAAATTTTTTGTTTACAATTATAATTAGAATTGATATATGTATTAAATCCTTTTCCAACTATTTTCCCTCGATGTATTATCACTGCCCCGTGGTTAAAATTCATATCTGACTTCAATGCTTGATTATATGCCTCATTAATAAACAGTCGCTTAATCATTTATAATTTAAATTAAAATTCTTTTTAAGTTAAATAATTTAATAATCGTATTGCATAAATGCGTCTAAATCATCGTACAAATCTAAAGTTAATCTGGGACGTGCATTAGTAGTAATATTGTACCGTGATCTGAAATATATCACACTTAAAACCCCGATTACTAAAAGTACTAAAAGTACTAAAATTGTCGTGATTAAATTTGAGTTTTTTTTGTTCTCGTCTTTCATTTAAGGTATACTATATATTAAAATTATCTTCTAAATTTTTGCACTCTTTTTTGTTTTCTACTTTTTCCAAAATCTACTGGAAGATAAAGTTGATTTGAAGGTGATTGGCTACGCTGAGGTTGAGTCATCCATGTCTCAGGAAGAAAAGGTGGAATATCATACTGTTGACCAGATACTTGTACTGGAGTTAATGGTTCTCCACTTGACGCTTCCGCCAATGGTCTGGGTTGCATAGGTTGAGAGGCCGGAATAAGAGTATAGTTAAGTATATTATCAACAAGATTTTGTCTTTCAGATATACCCTTAACTGATTTAGGGATCATAAATCCTTTATCTATTATATACTTTCTCATTTCTTGTATTGTAGTACCTACTCCCATACTACGTAGTTTTTTATCTTCTTCTCGTTCTTTTTCAAGTTTTTTAGAACGAGATTCAGTCCACGCTAGGCTACTAGCTTCATCGCGTCTTTCTTTTATAGGTCCAGTCCAGTTAGGAATTCTACGTTCCCTGTTGATAGCTAGACTAGACAAACGTTCGGCCTCAGTTTCGTTTAATCTATTTCTAAAAAGACTCTCCCCTGCTATTGCCGCCGCGGCATTTACAGCGCCTCCGGGTAAATCTAAATTATCCGGAGGAAATTGTTCTTCGTCCATAAAATTTTCTTCCCCTGGTAAATCTAATTCAGTTTCTCTTATAAGTTGTTCACGCTGTGCTCTATTTCCTCGATCTTGAAAATTTCTAAACCTTGTATTTATATTTCTCAACGGACTTGAAAATCTAAGCCATCTATTTATAAGAGAAATATATCTACGAATCGTTGCCCTATATTTATAAATGTAGTATATAGACGTTACAAACAAAATTATTTTGATAAAAAGTTTGAAATAATAGTTTACATCGTTTTTTTTCTCTTCATTACCCATTTTAAGTAATATAAATATATTTATTTAAAGAGTTTAAAATTCAAGAGGTGGAAAGTCTATTTTTCCAAATGAAAATATAGGTAAATAATAAGAACTTAATTTTCCAAACTTACTTTCATATGACATATTTGCAACTATTACAGCTATAAGTATAGCAAAAAATATTCCGAGGCCTATAAAAAAATATGTATAATTGAATGAATTTTCGTTCTCAGTCATTTATAATATAAATAATATTTAAATTGTTAAAAATAATAAGTATTAAACGTTTAAATATTAAATAATTAAAAATGTCTTTCAGACGAGGAATCTTTATTAAAAATGCAGCAAAATTCCTAGATACATATGAAGAAAATATAATAATAATTAATATGGAAAAAGGAATTTTCAACTCAACTATAGAAATTTGTAAAAGTAATAATTTCAATCTAAAATGGTCTGATGCTAACTTTTTAAAAATATATTCTAAAAAGGCGAGACAAATTTTAGCAAATATTTCTTATACACCAAATAGCAACGATTTTAAAAAACAAATACTGACTGGAAAAATTGCTCCCCAGGATGTGTGCAAAATGACTAAAGAAGATATGTATCCTGAATTTTGGCAAGCAGTGAAAGACTTGTCTGTTCCAGAACTTCTAAAAAATCCCGTAGAAAAACCTGACGGAATGATTAAATGTAGAAAATGTAAATCTATGAAAACTGATTATTATCAACTTCAAACAAGAAGTGCAGATGAACCTATGACTACCTATGTAACGTGTCACAATTGCGAACACCGTTGGAAGTTCTAATTAATACGGCAAAAATAAATACTTTAAATATTATTAAATAATATATGACGAGTATCACAAGTTATATAACAAGGAAAAAAATCGGCGGACAATTTATTTATAAAGGCGCTAACAAGGAAGATCTAGAAAGAATTAAATCTTTAAGAATACCCCCAAATTGGAAAAATGTTAAAATAGACAAATTTTCTAAATCTAAATTACAGGCAACTGGATATGATTCAAAACAAAGAAAACAATACATATATAACAAAGAATATGTAGAAAGAAACAAAAAAAATAAATTTAATAAAATGAACACATTCGACTATGGAAAATATTCGAGAGTTTTGCGTAATAATATTTCTTTAAACAATCTTTCAAAAAATTGTGTTATAGCAAACATTATAAAATTAATGGAAGAATTGAACATTCGTGTTGGAAACGAATCTTATAAGAAAGAAAATGGAACTCACGGTATCACGACTTTGCTTAAAAAACACTACAAAAATGGAACCTTATCTTTTGTAGGTAAAAAGGGAATTTTACACAATAAAATTATTAAAAATCCAAATAGTTTGAATTTTATAAATAAAGTCTTAAAAATAAAAGGAGACTATTTATTTTATGACGAAAATTGTAATAAGATTACTTCCCACGATTTAAATTCCTTTTTAAAAGAAAAAGTTCAAACTAACATAACATGCAAGGATATTAGAACTTACTGCGCCAATAAGATTTTTAACGATTTCATGAAAAATACAAAAATTGGAACTACCGAAATAGAACGAAAGGCAAGCATTTCTGCTGGAGTAAAGCATACGGCTCAAGAACTCGGAAACACTCCTAAAATTTGTAGAGATGCTTATTTAAGTCCTCAAAACTTAAATAAATACCTAAAAAAATAATTTTAATTTGTATATTACAAATGATTAAATTTCTTAGATTTAGAAAACTAAGAAATAAAAAAAATAAATATGAAATTACATTTATTAAAAACGGAAAATTTATTACGCGTAGATTTGGTAAAAAAATTAAAAATATTAAAAATATCAAAACAAAAGACCCCACAAATATAAAAATTTTAACAAAATTTATACTCGCAAATAAACCAACGCTTAGTGCTAGTCTTGCCGATTATAAAAGAAGGCTAAAAATCTATAATAAGACCGGTAGATTTCCAACGAATATCAGGGGTTCAAAAAATTTAAAGTCTAATTATGGAGAGCAGTTTTTGCCCATCAGGGATTCAAAAAATTCAAAATCTAAAAATTCTAAATATGGAATGCTTAGGAGTTTTAGAGAAAAAATTTACAACGTAGGAGATAGACTCGGAAGCAAAAGATTAAAAAACCTTGGTTTAGATCCTCACGATCGTATGTTCGAAGATGAAATGGCTCGTATGTTTCCAACTGAACGTTATAATAGTAATTACACTTTAGGTAAAAAATTAAGAGAATCTGCTAATAAGCTTAAAAAAAATGCTTCTAGAAAAATACAAAGAATTTGGAATACTAATCCAAAGCGGTATAAAATTGATAAACATCCAGATGGTATAGAACTTACTAATTTATTCGGATATTCGGTTCCTAACAATGTGGTTAATAAAAAACTTTATTTATCCGTTAAAAATAAAATTAAAAAAAGTATAAAAGGTAGACGCTGGGGTGCTTATGATTCTGGTAGACTAGTTAAAATGTATAAAAACGCCGGAGGTAAATACAGAGGATCTAAAGGCAAGACAAATCTAGGAAACTGGTATAAAGAAAAGTGGATAGATGCATGCGCGTGGCCTGAAAGAAAACCTTGTGGAAGAAAAACTAAATCGAGTATAGCATATTGTAGACCAAGTAAACGTGTTGATTCAAAAACTCCAAGATTAATTCAGAGTTTAACAAAGTCTCAGATTAAATCCAGATGTTCTAGAAAAAAAAGAAATCCTAAAAAAAGAATACAATAATAAATCGACTTAAACGCTAATACTATATTATAGTATGATGTTTAAAAGTTTTAACGAATCCAACAGGTGTATCACCAGAGAGGATATCACTAAAATTACAGGATTCAATCCCATAAATTTAGAATATTATCAGAAAGCTTTTATACATAAAAGTGTATTAAGATTTTTATCTAGTGAAAATCTTAATAATTCTTATGAACGTTTCGAATTTTTGGGAGATTCGGTCGTTAATCTGGTTATCGCAAATTTTATTTTTAATAAGTACAAAGACAAAGAAGAGGGTTATTTAACACGCATACGAACAAAACTTGTTAATGGAAAGACTCTTTCTTATTTAGCAAAAAAACTAAAATTAAACGATTTTTTGATAATTAGTAAAAATGTAGAAACAATTGGAGGACGAAACAACGATAGAATAATAGAAGATATTTTTGAAGCGTTTATATGTGCTATTTATTTGGATCTAGGATTTAAATATGCCGAAGTATTTATTATTAGAATTTTGGAGGAGTATTTAGATATCGATGTCATCGAAGAAGATAATAATTATAAAGATATACTTCTACGCAAATGTCAAAAAGAGTTTCAAACAAATCCTGAATACGAATTAATAACTACAACTGGACCACATCATACAAAAACATTTACATCAGTTGTCATAATTAATGGAACAAAACATAAAACAGGAACTGGTAAAACTAAGAAAGAATCTGAACAAAACGCTTCTAAGTGTACTTTAGATAGTCTTAATATTTAAGAAGTTGCTCCTGTGCTTCCAAAACCGTCAGTACCGCGCTGGGTGTTCGTAGATACATCTCCAAGTTGAAATTCTGGAAGCTTACCATCGAAACTAATTATTTGAAAATAGCAACATCCTTCCTGTAATAATACTTCGGTATCTGAAAGATTGTCTATGCACACGCATACATCGCCTCTGTAATTTTTATCAATAATGCCAACGCTATTGGCAAGTCTTATACTAGTTTTTGCAAGAGAGCTCCGCGGAACTAACATATACGGACGTGTTTGATTACCTTTATAGTTCAAATTTACTTTAAAAGATCTTACGTTTGCCGGAATTATAGTAGACAATTGCATAGGAATATCAAGTCCGGAGTCTTCATTTTTTTTTGCTTTCATGTATGTAGGGTGATTTACCCAGTAATATCCATTTAAAGGTTGAATAGTAATAAAAAATTTCATTATTTCTTTTTTAAGAAACTTTATTTTTAAGTTACTTAAAAAAGTAAAACATAAACTTATAAATGGACAAAATTATTGATCTTACGGATAAGCAAAAATTTATTGGAAATGCTGGATTTGTAAAACTTGTAGATTGTATGCCCCGCGTTATACCACAAGATTGCACAGAAATGATGTGCGATTACGCAATAGTTCAGGCAGCTCGGGTTTCACTAGATCAGGGAATTAAAACTCCGGAGCAAGATTCAAAACTAATCGATTTTCTACTTAAACATAAACATACTAGCCCTTTTGAAATGGTTAAACTTAAGTTTCATGTCAAATGTCCGATATTTATTCAAAGACAGTGGATTAGACACCGAACTGCAAATGTAAACGAAATTTCTGGAAGATATTCTGTTTTGAAGCCGGAGTTTTATGTTCCGGAAAAGATATGCGTACAGGGTGAATTTAATAAACAGATGTCTGGCGAAGAAATTACAGATCCAGAAATAGTTGATTTATTCAAAAATTACATAGAAATTGCAAGTAAACAATACTCTATGTATAACAAACTAATTGAATTGGGTGTATCTAAAGAAATGGCGCGAATTGGCCTTCCGTTGAATATGTATACAGAATTTTATTGGTGTATAGATCTACATAATCTTCTTAATTTTATAAGACTAAGGTCAGCTTCTAATGCTCAACCAGAAATTAAACAGTACGCTGATGCGATTAAAGAACTTATTCGCGACCTTTGTCCTCATACAATTAAGTCTTTTGAAAAATACAATTTACAGCGAGAATAAAATAATTATATTTAAAATTATATTATAGTTAAAATTATAAATGATTACTCAAGAACAAAAAATAAAACTTGAACAATGCCTTATTAAATTGTCTTTACAATCTGGTTTTGATTCATTCAATTCTTTTAGATTTAATCAAGAATACAGGTTAATAATTAATACTCAAAAAAATAAACTGGTGCAATGTTTAACTAAATTAGCGCTGAGTCTAGGATTTAATTCTTTTGTTGAATTTAAAAAATATAAAGAAAATACACAGTGTTTTTCAGGATACAAATCGGTTTATCCAAAAGTTCAAGATATTTCTATAGTAGAAGACAAAATTTACGTTAAAAATCTTAAAGTAATGACTGGGCAAAATTTATATGAAGCAAAAACCGGATCTATCGTAAAATTATCGGATAAGTTATCTAAAGAATTGGGAATTAATGAACCACCTTTAAACTGGTGGGCGTCTGAAAAATGGGATGGAATAAGAGCTCTATGGGATGGAGAAAAAATAATTTCGAGAGGTTCTGGCTTAGGAAATCCGAAAGTTTACACTTATGTACCGCAGTGGTTCTATAAAATATTACCACCTGGTATTGCTTTGGATGGTGAAATTTGGATAGGGAGAGGAATGTTTCAATCTACTGGAAAGTTGTCTAATATTAAACCAGGTTCTACTTATTCTAAAAACGAAATCGACGACATATGGTCTGGTAAAAACGGATATCCGGTAATTTTTAAAGTATTTGATGTACCAAGTCTTAAAGTACCGTTTGAACAGAGAATGGAATTTTTACAAACAGTTGTTTTAGATAGGAAAAAATGTTGGGATAAACTAGAATATCCAAATAAAACAATTTATCCATTACAATTTACTCAACAAATTAAGATTCAATCAATGGAACAACTAGTAAATCTATATACTAATTTAACTTCAAACGGAGCAGAAGGAATAATGTTGAGAGCACCAGGATCTCCTTATGAAGAAAAAAGAAGTAAATATATGTTGAAATACAAAATTAAAGAAGACGCAGAATGTATAGTTAGGGGATATTTACCAGGAGAGGGAAGATTACAGGGTATGCTTGGAGCTTTGCGTTGTGAAATGTTAAAAGATGGAAAAGTAACAGGGGTTTTTTCTAATATAGGAACCGGCTTTACAGACATACAAAGAAAATACTATAACTCGCCAGCTTCTGCAGAATATATTCCAATAGGAGCTGTGGTATCTTTTAGTTATATGGAGATGACAGACGACGGAGTACCTAGACATCCTGTTTATAGAGGATTACGGTTTGACATTAAAAATCCAGATAAAACTGAAAAAAAAGCCGACGTTAAAAAAGTGGATGTTAAAAGAGTTAAAAAGGTTCTTTCACAAATTATAAATAGAATAGCATCTTCAAAAGAGCAAAACTGGACGTTTAAAATTAAAAAATACAAAGAAGCAATTTCTATTTTATCTGATAACGACAATTTAAATACAACAGAAGACTATATAAAATTTCTAAGAGATGGTGGGATGACATTGGCAGATGAAGAAAAATTTAAGCAAAAAAATGGAACTTGGAAAAGTTCTATTATTCAAAAAATTGATACAATATTGAAAACCGGAACAGCAGATGGAATAGAAATTGAAGAAGAAACTGAAATGGATGAAGAATCTCTAGCAATAGAGAATTTGTCTAAAATTGCTGGAATAGGTAAAGCAACTGCCATCAAATTATATAAAGAATTTGACATAACAACTGTAGATGAACTAAAAGAACTTTATTCTGTAAATAAAGAAGTAATTAATTCAAAACAAGCGATTGGTTTAAAACATTACGACGATTTACAAAAAAGAATACCGAGATCCGAAATGAATAACTGGAAAGACATTTTAACAGCTATTTTTGATGAGACTCTAGATAGTTTAAACTTGGAAGGAGAACTTATACTTTCTGGATCTTATAGACGCGAAAAAGAAGACTCTGGAGATGTAGATGTTCTAATTATTTCTAAAACATATAACGAATTTTTAATGAATAGATTTTATAAAAATCTAATAGAATCTGGTATTTTCACTATAGAAAATGTTATAGCAAGTGGGGAAACTAAGATTATGGCAATAGCAAAAATACTAGATACATTTAGACACGTCGATATATTTTATTATTCGTTAGAGGTTTTTCCATTTGCGTTATTATTTACTACAGGTTCAAAAGAATTTAATCTTAAAATGAGATCTCATGCTCTCAAAAAAGGATTTTCTCTTAATGAACGCTACTTAACTAATAAAAACGGAACGCTAGTTTCTGAAGAAGCGTATCTTGAAAAAATACAAAAACCGATTCCCGAAACCGAAGAAGACATATTTAATTTTTTAGATTATAAATACGTTTTGCCTCAGTTTAGATAATATTGTTAAAATTAATCTATATTAAAATATATTACATAATATTAATTAATATGGAATTAATAAGGGATGTACAACTTATTAAACATTTTGAAAATTTTGTAAAGAATATGATTACAAGGAACAAAAACTATGATACCAAAAAATTCATAGGAGGTCTTCCAATAACTCTCGAAAAAAAAGATGTTCACACTTTAGCGAATATAGATCCTGTAGGAAAAAGTTTTTATACGGTTACTCAAAAAGTTGATGGAACACGAGTTTTAATGTATATTGGACCTAGAATAGACGATTCTCCAAAAAGAGTGGTTTGTTTTATAGATAGAAATATGAATCTTTATACAATCAGGGACAAATCAAGGGACGTTCTGCCATATGTAGACATCCGGGAAGAAATGTTAATAGATGGAGAATTAGTATTTTTTGATTCCTTGGGTAATTCTTTTAAAGAATTAAACTTTAGAGAAATTGCTGGAGTATCTTTTATGGCATTCGATATTTTATATGGTCCAGGAAATATAAACGTTGTTAACGGAGAAACTGTAATAGGTCAGTCTGTATCGATGGTAATTCCATTTGATAATCTTCCACGAGCAGTACCGTGGACATATATTCAGAGATACGATATACTCTATAAGTTAATAGAAACACCTTCTTACGTACCGGATATGATTCCCAAATTAACTGACGCGCTTAAATCAGTTCCATGGTTTAACGTAGAACTTAAACCAATATATTTTCTTACAAACATACCAAAAGAATATATGTTTAGCGGAATTTATAACGATAATAATAGCGGGTATTTACAAAATAATCTTAAATTGAGCAGAAGACAACATTATACAAAGCTAAAAGAAAAATATAACAAAGCTAACACATCTGTTTTTATTTCGAAGAGTTTAATTTTAGACGGACTCATTTTTACATCTTATAGAACTTTATACACAATAGGAACTTGGAACAAATTTCGAAATGAACAATTTAAATGGAAACCCCAAACTGAGCAAACAGTAGATTTGAAAATTCAAAAAATTTCAAAAACAACTGGAAATGTATTGGTCACGTTTAATAAAGAGGAAGTACTTTTTCAAAAAAATTACAAACCAGTAATAGTTGTAATACCAGAAAGTATTAAAAATAATTCAATTGTAGAATTTAAATTAACACCGTCTGGTGAATTCGAATTCAAAGATGTAAGAACGGATAAATCTCAACCAAATGCATTGAATACTGTATTAAATGTAATTAACAGTTTCAAAAATCCCGTACTGATTAAAGATTTATTTTATTTTTTTAATCAGTCACACAAAAACGCTCTTAAAATAATGTTAGATTATTCCTCTAAAAATAAATTATTGAACTGTTTGGCAGTAAATGGTAAAATTACATATATTCAAGAAGGACAGAAGTTATCTTTAAAAGAAATGATTGATTCTATAGATCCTACTAGTGACAATGAAGTAGAATTAAGATTGGGAATTATTGGTAAGGGATTTAATCCTCAGATACCAAGGGACGATTTTATAGCATACTTAAATATAGTTAGAAGTTTAAATTTCAAAGAGCTTGTTGAAGATTACGTAGATTTGTACAGCGATTTCGAAGAAAGTAAGATAAGAACTCGTCATGCATACTCAAAAGATTTTGGAAAATACATACTTTTAAATTCCATTAATAAAAAAAGAATATTAAATATAGACGTTAATCTTAAATCTATAGCAGGATTTGATGTTAGATTTTCTAGATCTTCCGAAATAGCGTCTGATATTTTCAACAACGTAGGAAACGGTCAGAGAAAGTATAGAATGACATACACTGAACCTGCTGATCTATATAGAATTGATTTTACGGCAATAACAGACGTAGTTTTTATGGATCGCAGTTTTACCCAAACAAAAGATTCCAGAGAAGTATTTCAAATAGAAATAGAATTGTTGTCAAAAAATGTAGTATTAGACGATATTTTTAAACTTTTGTTAAAAATCTTCAGTAAACGTTAATTTTTCACCGTCGTAAACTAGTGTATTATCAAAATAATACCATCTATCAGCTTGACTATAAAAAGTGTAATTAATAGGAAAAAATTTAACTAATAGTAAATCTACAATATACTCATAATTAAATGTTTTTGTAGTTTTTTTAATTATAGTTAGTTTTCGATTTGGAACGATGTTTCCATTTATGTCGCGATTAATTTTAAGTTTTATATAATCTCCAACTTTTAAACCCACTGGAAGTTTTTCAAAGAATGTATATTTTTTAATTAAATCTATTCCAATATTACTAGGAAATTCTTTATCTTCATAACCAAATTCGATTGTGTATGTAATATAGTTTATATTAAGTATTTGTAATTCTATAATATCAGAATATTTATCTTTATCACTCCATAGTATATTATCTTTAAAATCTTCGCTATTAATGAATACCATCTTATTTTTATCGTTAGCCTCTATTATGACACTAGATCCTTCTATTAAGTCTGTATAATTGTCTGGATAAACAAATATTATCTCTGTAATTCCACTAAATTTTGATAACAATTCCCTTAGAATTAATTCACGATCTATAAATGTATATTCTTCTAAACTTTCATTGTAGTATATTAAAGTAATTATAGTGTAAACATACTTAGATTCAATAAAGTTAAAAGTTAAAAAACCATTCAAAATAATTGTATCGGTAGATATTTCTTGAATATCTGTTTCTAAGACATTAAAATTCTCATTAATAAAAAAATTACCTTCAGGAGAAAGCACTAAAAAGAAGTTATTGGATTCAGTTCCAACATTTTTAAGAAAATATGTATTTTTAGTTAAATCTAATACACTATTGTAAGTTAAATCTCTCATTTTGATTTTAGTTGAACCCATTAAGTTTAAGAATATTGTTCTATGGCGTGGACTAAATTTTTCATTTAAATTGGATATTAAATTATGAACTAACTCTCCACGAGAGTTAATTTTAAGATCTAAATTATAAAGATTTGTTTTTATACACATTAATAGTTCATTTTTTGTAAAAGTATTTAATCCTCTAAAATATCTACTTTCTCTTTCGAAATCTTCTCCCCTAACTTCCAAAATTTCACCGGTCCTGTTGTTTCTAACTTGATAATCATTGTTTTTCTTCGATAATTTTTTAATTACTGTTACTGTTTCAAAATTACCATCTATTAATACTTTAGCGGTTGCTCCTTTATTGTTACTTCCAAAAATTATAATCCCAGAATAAGGATCTTCATTTTCTGTAATTGAACTCAAAAAATTATCGGATTTAGTTTTAGAGTCAGCACCATTTGGAAATCCCTTGATTAAATATTCTTTCATTCTTTCTATAGACTTTTTACTTTTAGCTTCGCAACATGGGTACCTGATACCTTCTTCGTCGGCAGAGCCCAACGGATCTAAAAATTGATAATTTGGATCCGGACATTTACCTTTCCATGAATAAGGGACGGGATGCATCTCTTCATAATAGGTTGTACCGTCTTTTAATTTTCGTGTCCTTATTGGTCTACAATGTGCAGGCGCGTATCCAGATAGTGTGTTTCGCTCCGGTTTTACTATTTCGCTTTCTAAAGTTTTTTTAAGAAGAAATTTATCGTTTTTAGTAAACAAATCTATAAAAACTTCTTTTAATAAATTGAAATAATTAACCGACAGGGGTGTAAAAGTGTCACCGCATAAAGATTCTTTAATTATTTTATCTCCACATCTTGACATAGTTAACATAATTACACCGTATTTATTTATTATTCCAGTTATTTTAATTCCGGGTGCAGGGATTGATACAAATTTAATATATTCTTTTATCATCGTTTGATTACGAGACATTTTACCTGAAGAAAAAGACCATTCTATTATTTTAACTCCTTTTAAGTTTATGATAGTAAATCCAGTATTAGTTACTTCAAGAATTGTGTGTTCTGTATTTAGCAAATTTCCATATGGATCGGTTGGTGCTATTAGACTATTCAAATTTTCAAAATTTATTTCTAAACTTCTAGATACGCTAAATTGGGCAGTAATAGAATGTGTGTATGATTTATAAGGCAAGTATTCAAAGTCTGGTAATCCAGTAATTTCTTCAAATTTTTCTGTGTCTACAGCACCAGATTGTTTTATTTTATCAATTAAAGTATTAATTAAAAAATTTAATTTTTCTAATTCTTTAGGGATATTAACTAAATTAATTAATCCGTTTTTACTTACTCTTATTGAAGTTTTTACAAGACCATCTTTATAAAAAATTATAGCGCTATTTAAAAATTGAGTAGTGGCAGTTTTATTAGCCAATTTTTTTGGTCCTCTTTTTTTAACTATTCCAGAAAATTGAATTTTTGATAATAAATTGGAATGTCTTTCTAAACTAAATTGTTGTTCAGATAATTTTACTTCATCTATAATAAATAATAGTTCATTATTTAATTCCTCTTGAGTTATTGTTCCATCTATTATTTTTGTTTTTAATTCAAAATAATCTCCATCATATGAATTATTTTTAATTACAAATTCGTTGAACCCACCCAGTGTTAAATATAAACTTTTATCTTCGGGATAAGGACATTCATTTGTATGAAATTGAGGACCTTTTTTATAACAGTAACTACAATAGAGACCTTTTTTAATTGGTCCAACGGGTGGTCTATTATAATTTGAATTAATTGTCCCAGCGCCCATATTCTTTTTCTCGGCAAAATTTATTCTGTAAAAACCTCTTGGAGAATCTTCCGAGTCTAAGGGAAATCTAGTTTTAAGAATATTCATATCGATAATATCTAAAAAAGAATCTACCTTATTAACAAAAAAATTAGTGCTGTTAATTTTGAGATCTGAATCCATTTAGTATTTATTTAATAAAATGATTTAAAAAAAAAACTTATTATTATTATTATAATGAAAAAAGAAATAGAAACCTTCAACAAACTATTCGAAGAGTTTTTAGAAAAAATTATATCTAAATTTGATGTGCCAAAGATAAAAACTTATAGAAAACTTTTTATGATTATGAAAGAAATGTCTCCAGAAACACCTGTCAATATTTTTATGGCAGGTTGTATCAATTATAAAGATGAAATTAAAAATAGGAACGAATCTTTTTTTTTGCAAGATAAAAAAATTAATGAACAGGTTAAAAATTTCGGTAATTTTACAGAAGACTGCGGATTAGACGCTTATTGGAATGAGTTGACTCCTAAAACTAAAAAAGCGATATGGGATTATGTTCAATCTCTTTTTGTATTAGGAGAAATAGTAGTTAATAATAACAAAGAATTGTTTGATAAATATAATGAATTATATGCATCTGATTATAAAGATGAAATTGAAAATTTTAAAAACGGGGATCAAATAAAGTTTTTAAATAAAATAAAATAAATTCTTAATTATAGGTAAATGACGTCATATTGGCTGAGCGATATATGCGTATTATTTCATTCTTTAGATGTAAATCCATTCAGTGGTCCAGATAAAAATTTTAGATATAATGCATTAACAAGATTAATAATTTTAGTAACCGCCGTGTCTGCAATGTTTTTTAGTAATTATAACGAAATACTTCTTGCTGGAATATCTTCACTTACTTTGTCAGTGGTAATATATTTTCTATCTTTCAACAAAGATATGTCTTACAACAAAGATTTTAATAAACTATTAGAAAGCATAGATAAAACAGAATTTGAAAACGCTACTGATTTAGAAAAAATAAAGTTATTAGATCAAATATCGAATAAAAAAAGTATGTCTAATATAACTTATAAAAAAGGTATCGATACAGATAATCTTTCTAAAATATATTTTATACAAAATAATACATCTAAAAATAAGGAAGAAAATTTAAACGATGAAAAATATAATACAGCACCTATTAATAATTTTGTTAGAGGAAAAATATCTAACAACGTTGTTAAAACCGATATAGCAAATGAATTAAGAGTTAACGATTTGTATTAATTTTAAAAAAAAATAAATTAATATAGTATAAATGGATTTTAATTTGGCTAAAATGGAAAATAGTAACAAATCCTTAAATAATTTAACTTACTTAGATTTAGAGCGCTTTGACAATTTTAGAAAGCAACCAAATATAGATTATACGATGTCAAGTAACAATTTTGTTATAACTGAAGCTCCTTCATTTACAGCTTCTAAAATAGTAGACGACGGTAAAACTAAAGCATATTCCGGAGCACAAATTAATTATGTAGAAAATGAACAAACTAAAAATAGTTTTACTAAAGAATTTAAAAAAATTAGATAATGTAATAATAAATGTTAATTAGAACTATTACCAATTTAACTTTTATTAACGATACAATATTAGTTAGATACTTTATTCAAGATACTCAAGATACTCAAGATACTCAAGATACTCAAGATACTCAAGATACTCAAGATACTCAAGATACTCAAGATACTCAAGATGAAGAATTTCCAGACAATGAATTGATTAGAGCGTTGCTTTTAAGATATTTTGGATTTCCTGAAAATTATTTTGAATCTCCTGAATATACGATAGATTTACGCTTAATATTTACACCATTTAGAACAGAAAAAAATGTATTATCTATTGAACAGGTTGATAACTTAGAAAAATATGAACTATATATATCCTGCCCAATTTGTATGGAGGATAAATCTAATAATATTAAATTAAGTTGCCAACATATTTTTTGTAACGATTGTATTAAAACTTGGTTATCAAAACGGTCTGACACTTGTCCAATTTGTAGAGTAACAATACAGTGATTAAATACTTCGATTAAATAAAATTATTTAATTAAAATATTTAATTATTACTAAATGAGATCGCTGATTTTATTATTAATCATTTCGCTGGCGCTGTTAGGATTTAAAATTAATGGTAAAAAATCCGAACCAAAAAAGGTGGAATATGCTACTTTAGACGATTCGAAATTAACACAAACAGCGAACTTGACACAAACAGCGGACGAGTCACAAAAAGTTAAAATATTTAATGAAATGGGAGATGTTTTAAATGAAACAAGTGATAATATAGAAAGTAAAACAACGGTTGAGATAGCTTCTGTTAACGTAGGTACTTCGGCAAAGTTGTTTTCTAAACCTTCATTAAAAGTAACAGATGAAAAAGGACTAACGGAAAATTTCATATCTTATAAAGATAATTTTCCATATGAATCAAAATATTTAAAAACAGTAGATGTTAGTACTAGCAAAAAAATTCCTATTAACAAGTCCAAAACTCAATCTTTTGTAAGTAGCGTAATTTTGCCGGAAGGGGTAAAAAAATACATAGAAGATTTTGATCATTTTAAAAATTCTATAAAATTAGTAGGGGAACGTCTAGGTAAAGATAGACTAGAAATTCCCCCCCATGTAAGAATAATAAATCCTGCTAAAAGAGCACTAAATACATTACCAAGTTTACCAGATGAAATTGTATTAAAGAATAAACCAAGCCCCCACGATTTTTACCGATCCAGGAATATAATGATAGCAAATGATAATAAAAACGTATTATATGATAATTCTAATAGAATTGCCGAAGCTAAAAATATATTTAAATTTAATTAAATTATATATATTATAATATAATATAATGTCTTTAGTGGTAGATAAACCGGCCAAAGAATCAAATTTAAAATTACTACAGTTTAATGAAGATGATATAATTAAAAATATTAACAATCATACTAATAAAGTACAAATAAAAATTGTTCCAAAGTTAGAGCCTCCGCGTAAAATTAAATACATGTACAATGAAATTAGTACTAGAACGTCGCAGAATCCAAATTACGTATACAAAGATGATATAATTAAAATTAAAACTAATCAGCACTCAATTTCTGAGATTTTTACTTCAAATGTACCAGATTTTGATGATACAATAAAACCGCGCACATTTGATGATATAATTGAGAAAAATGTATTAAATATGCCACCTATTATATATAAAGAATTTGATCCGAAAGTTATTAGAACTTTTCAAACGATTAATAAAAATAACAACTTAAATTTTATTCCTATTAGGTCTATAGTTAAAAGAATAGAGAATCCTATAACCCCGATTGAACAGGATAGAATTATATTAAAGAGATTATAATAAATCTAAAATTTCGTTAATATTGGTTTTGAGAGTTTGTTCAAAAACGTGCCTAAGTTTAATAAAAGATTTTTTATCATTTATTGAATATTTAATAGTATCAATAGAAACCCATTTAATATCTGTCATTTCTAAAAATTTTGGGTCGGTTTTAATATTGGATAAAAACTTTTTAGTAGAAATGAACCTATCTCTATAAACCGGGCTGAACGGAATTTTACATAAATACATGTAATACGGGTGACCGCTAGGTGTTTTAGAAGTGATACATTTAATATTCTTAGATTTAAGGGTATTTTTAATAGTTTCGTAATCGTAAATAGCACCTATACTTTCTTCCCATGCCTCCCTAGATGCTGTTACCTCAGCGTCGAATTTGTCGTTTATTTCACATCTACCTCCAAAATTTGACCATTTGTTCTCATGATCCTTTCCCAATAAAAAAAAGAGAGTATTATCCAATGTTTTACTATAAAAAAGAATACCTGAAGCGTATAAAATATTAGTATTTATCATTTAATATATTATTAATTATGCTTTTAAATAATACTTTTACATTTAATAATTTATGCGTTATTAAATATAAAAATATTTTAAACTATTAGATTAAATGAGCGGTTTTGTACCAAAAATTAAGGTTGAAGCAGAAAAGGATTATACGCCAATAAGTGTAAAAAATCCTATTAATATTAACGGAATTTCTATCGAACACGAAGATGCGGATGATAGCGATAGTACAGTCGAACCAGATGAACCAAGTGTAAAAACTGCTCCTATAGAAAAATCGTTTAAATCTGAAAAATTTTCTGCTCCAAAAAAGAAAGCAAAATTTTATCAGGAAGATTATCAAAATTTTATAAATAGTGCTAAAACGCGAACTGAAAAAAAATATGATTCGGAAGAATACGATAGCGATTCTGAACCAAGTAATTCCGAAAACAGTGAATCATCCGATTATTCTGATAGTATGTCTGAAAATTCAGAAGATGATAAGAAGTCTAGTGTCAATAAAAAAGAAGAAAAACAAACACTATTACTAAAACTATACGCTTTAGAAAAAAAGGGCGTCGAACTAACTAAAAAATTTTCGATGAATTCAAAATTATCAGAATTAAAATTTGAATATGAACTTCATAAAAATAACGCAGAGATTGAGATGAGCATTAAATTACAACAAAAGATACTGGTTGCTGCAATAACTGGATTAGAGTTTGTAAATAAAAAATTCGATCCAATTGGTGCCAAATTAGAAGGTTGGTCAGAATCTATAATGGATAATTTAGACGATTACGAATCGGTGTTTACTAAATTACATGAGAAATATAAACACAGGGCAGACTTGCCACCTGAATTACAACTATTGGTTACTTTGGCCGGTAGCGCATTTATGTTTCATATGACTAAAACTATGTTTAGTTCAGTAATGCCAAACAAGGAAAATCCCAATACTGCCGATATAATTAAGAATATGATGCAACAAAATACACAAAGTGCTCCAAAAAATATGTTTGGAGATATATCTGGACCTTCTTCAAATTTTTCACATATTCTAAAGGATGACGATACTGTTTCAACTGGCTCGGTAGAAACTTCTAAAGAAGTGACAGTCAATCAAAAAGGAAAGCGAGCAATTAATCTATAAATTTAATTAAATTTTTTTATATTATGTATTTTAATAAATATTAATGGTTTTATATTATGACAAAGTTCCTACTTACGACGAAACTCCTAATTATAACACTCCATCCAATAGCTCATTTTTGGGTGATAGAATATTTACAAATACTAGAAGTTTAGATCCAGCGTCAGCTGTATATAATAGAAACAAAGAGGAAAAAGCAGAAGATAGAATTAAATATTTAGAAAATCAATTGAATGAATATAAAAAACCTACGAAAGAATTTAGGTTTTTTAATAAAGATTACAATACAGAAGAACCTAACAGTTACTTATTAACACAAATTAAGGATTATTTATTTTATATTTTGTTATTATTAATAGCAATAGTATTTAAACTTTATAATATTAATTTAAATATATAACTTCGCAGACTATGTTATTTAAAGTGTAGCTATCGTTAACATATCTATAATTTCTAAATTCTTCTATTGTAAGAGTTCCTCCATATTCTTTTAACTTTAAAAAACTGGGAGCAGGGGGAAATTTAAAACTTGGACCAAAAAGTTTTTTATAAAATTGACACAACAAATAAACTTTGTTTTCAAGAAGTTTATTGGACAAACAATATGATTTTGCGCAATTAGGAGAACAAAAATTACCAAAAAGTTTATATCTATCTAAGTTTTCACAATATTTTAATGGAATATAAAAAGGTAAGTTGTCAAATGGATGATGACAATAATAACAGCGTGTTTCATTTTTATTTAACATAACATTATTTTTAGCATGTACTACAGTTTTAGCACGTGATATTTTAAAATTGGTTTCGTCTTCTTCGTCGGAAATATCTAATAAACAATTACTTTTTTTACTTTTATTTAAAAAATCAGTAATATTAAAATTAGTCTTTTCCTTGCCTTTAACTTTTATAGTTAAATTTCCAAATTTTAAATTATCTCCATTTGAAGGATCTTTAACTATATCAGGATTTTTATCATGTTCGCCAAATACAACCGACTCGCACACGTTTATTGAATAATTTTTAATAGAAGAACTTTCCCATTTTTTTTTACGCCCTCGTTTTGATTTAAGTGGGATAGTTTCATCTGTATTCATTTATAAAGTTATTTAAAGAATTCTTTAAATATTTAAATTAAATAGATGTTGGCATTGTATACTGTATTAGGATTATTTTCTTCTGGATACTTAATTAAAAGAATTATTAACATTTATAACTCTATCAACGTGGTTAAATATAAGTCTTTTGAAGATATAGTAGAAAAGGACGAATATACATTGATATGTTATAGAATTAAAACAGACAATGGAAAAGAACTAGTTGAGTTTGAATTGGATGAAGAGACTATAAAATCTATAGAAGAGACTGACGAAATAACTTACATTACAATCGAGTATATGTTTAATGGAAATTTAATGAAATATATCACTTATAGAAAAGACATCCGATTCCCTATATATAAGTTTAAAGTTGAACCCGCTAAGTATTTATATTATCCAGAAAACATCTTCTTTAATGAAATTAATATCACCGATCACGTGACTCCTTATCTAGGACCGCTGTGTAATTTTTATAACGACCGCGAAGAGCAGCCCGAACTTAAAGATATACTTGCAGATCATCCGCGATATAAAGATTTCAATTTTGAAGATGGTTTACTTATTTTTATTTCTAACGATACTCCTATAAGTGGTAAAAAATGTTTTATCAAGAAACTTCCTTGTAATTTGATTTGGAAAAGACACGCGGCAGTAGATCCAAAGGACGATGATAAAATTAAAGATTTTTAAAAGTAATTTAAAAAAGTAATTTAAAAAAGTAATTTAAAACTAAACAAATGTCTTCAAAATATTTGTTTAGTTTTACTACAGTTCAGACGAATATAATAAGAATTTTATTTGAAGCGCTTAAAAATATTTTGTGTGATGTAAATTTTACAGTCGATAAATCAGGGATTAAACTAACTACAATAGATAATACAAATTGTGCAATAGTAAATTTAATTCTTTATTCAGAAAAGTTTGAAGAATATATATGTGAAAAGGAAATTAATATAGGTATCAATTTAGTTTCAATCTATAAAATATTAAAAGGCACAAAACACTCAGATATGATTTCTTTTAGTATTTATGAAAACGATGCTACATATTTAACCATTAGAACCACTAATAGCTCTAAAAAGACAACTATAGAGAGTAAAATTAAAATTTTAGACATAGACGAAAAAATATATAATATTCCAGATATTTCATTCAATTCTTATATAACAATGCCTTCAGCAGACTTTCAAACTTATATATCTGAGTTAGCAAATGTTTCCAATGAAATTTTTTTAAAATCTAATTCAAAAGAACTTATTCTTTCAGCAAAAGGAGATTTTGCTGAACAGTTAGTTAAAATTAATGAATCTAATAATAATATAGAAGAGAATGAAACTTATCAGGAAGGTCTTTTTAATATTAAATATATTCTTTTATTTTGTAAATCCACTAATTTATGTTCTACGGTAGAGATCTATCTCAAAACAGACTATCCACTTACTATATTATATAATATCGCTAATTTGGGTAAAATTAAATATTGTTTAGCTCCGCAAAAAAATAATTAATTTAATTTTTTTAAAATAAAATCTTTTTTATTAATTAAAGATGTTAATAAAATGCTTTGCATTATTTTTGTTAATTGGAATTATTTCTTTCCTTATATATCTATACTTGTCTACTGAAAATACGGAAAATAGAGAATATACAGGTAACGTCCCTGGTGAACAAATTTCATTTTTACAACAAATTTTTGATAATAATTTAAATATGACTTCAAAAATTCAAGATTTTGATACTTTTAAGTCTTACGGAGAATTACCGGTCGCTGGACAATTATATACTACAACAAAAGCAGTAAAACCATATAGTGCTACTCTTGCGCTAGGTGAAGATATTATTAATAATTTAAACAGTAATATCAATACGGGGAAGATAACTGCAACACAGGACGGTTCATCGTCCAAAACCTCGATAGAAAACAAGGATCTAGACAATTCGTCTAGTCTTTCGGGTATGAACGGCGGAATAGAGGCATCGATTAGAGAAAGCATGGTAAAATCAGATCTAAGCAGACTTAGAAGATAAATTAATCAAGTATTAAACACTCTGTAATATTGAAATTTTCATCATTATTTTTTAAAGAGTTATTTTTAACGGTAATCTTAAAATTCCTGTTTTTATAAAATGATTGTCTTTTTGTATTCCAATTATTAAATATACTAATACAATCGTTTATATCTACAACAATTGCTTTATTTTTATTTTTTTTTCTCAATATTCTTCCAACCGCTTGTTCGATATTTCCCTTTGGAGACGCTAAAATTAGAGTATCTAAATCAGGGTTGTCGTAACCTTCTGATGCCATTTGATACGTAGCAACTATTATTCTACACTCATTGGATAATTTTAGTTCTTCTTTTTTCATACCTCCATAATAAATACCTATAGAAAAATCTTTTAATAAAAGTTTAATGTATTCGCAATGAGTTTTCCTGTCTGTTAAAACTAAAATTTTACGTTCATAATTATACATTTCTTTAATAATTTGAATTATAAATTCAGTTCTAATTTTATTTTCAGTTATATTAGTTATACTTGCTGGTGTGTTAATTTTACCGTTTGGATTGAATTTTATCGTGTTATCAAGATATTCATTAAAATTGTAAATTTGTATTTCAGGTTCTATGATTAGAAGTTTAACATCTACTGCTATATCTCCTAAAAACCATTTCAAAACATATTCTAGTTTATCCGCGCGTTTTATAGTTGCTGTTAAACCTAGACTATATTTAGAACGTATTTTATAAAAAACGTTAGAAAATACCTTCGAGCAATAGTGATGTGTTTCGTCATAAATAGCGAATCCAAAATTTTTGAATATATCAGGATATTCTTTCATAGAGATGCTCTGAACCATGCCTATACAAATCACTGGCTCAACGTTAATTGTACTTCCCTGTATTATACCTGGAACAATCCCTGTAAATTTAATAATTTGCTCTCTCCATTGTTCTAGCAGTGTTTCTTTATTAACTATAATTAATGTTTTAACCCCTAAAAGATGAGCAATGTACAAACTAGCAAATGTTTTTCCCCAACCTGTATACAAACACGCTATACACGAGTCATTTTTAAGTATAGTTTGGTGAATATCATCGATAATATTTTTTTGATATTCCCTTGGACTAGCATTAATATCTATTTTAGATAATTCGTGATTGTTTTCTAAAATTATACTATCCGATTTCCAATTAAAAAATTTTGGAATGTAAATGTAATTTTCTTGTGTTTTATACATACAATAATTAACAATAGTCGGTGATCCAGGTAAAAAGGGTTGAACTGTAAGTTTTTTTTTTAATTCACTAGTAGAGGAGTCTATTAGAACGCGTTTCATTTACTAAAAAATCTAAAAAACTTTTAAGTAAATTATTTTTTTGCCTTCTTCTTTTTTGATTTTTCTTTAGACTTAGTCTTTTTAACTTTTTTTGGTTCCTTTTTCTTAGGTCTTTTAACTTTTGCCCACGCTTGCTTTAGTGTAATACCCTTTTTATGCATAAGTTTAAAAACTTTTCGAGTTAATTCGGGATCTGGCGCCATTTACAATTTATATTAAATAATTATATTTTTTTGAAATTAAATCGCAAAATTATTTTTATTAAAATTACTTAAAGAAAAGTTTAATATTTAATTAGTTCATGAACTCACTAAAATAATTATATGGAGGCGTAGCTCAGTTGGTTAGAGCATAGGTCTTATGAGCCTATGGTCGTCGGTTCGAGTCCGACCGTCTCCATATAATTATTAATTGCTTTAAAATAATTAATTTAGAAATAATTAACTTAGAAATACTTGACGATAATCTATTAAATAATCATGGAATGCGATATCTGTTGCGAAACTTTTAACAACTCAAATTTTTTTAAAGTAGAGTGTAAAGGATGTACAGAAGATAAATTTGCGTGTAGAACCTGCTGTAAAACAAATATTCTTAACTGCTTCGACGATCCAAAATGTATTTTTTGTAAATCTCCTTGGGATAGAGATTTTATGAATACTAATTTAACCAAAAAATTTGTTCAAAATGAACTTAAATTACATACTGAAAATCTTTTTTTGGAACGTCAGCTTTCACTTTTACCTGAAACCCAACACCGCGCATCTCAAATTAAAAAGAGTCGTGAATTAATTGCCAAAAGAGCGGAGGCAATGTTAGAACTTAAAAAATTAAACGATTTGGTTAAAAACTACAAGTCAAAGATTTATGATTATACAAATGAAATAAATAGACTATATTTGGGAACATTACACGAAGATAAAACGACTAAAGAAAATTTTACTTTCAAGTGTCCAGATGATGAATGTAAAGGTTTTTTGAGTTCTAAACACTTTTGTAATTTGTGCGACAAACAATACTGTAAAGATTGTATGTGCATTAAAGATAAAGACCACGTTTGTGATGAAACTATTAAAGAAACGGTTCTTATTATTAAAAAGTCTTCAAAACCGTGTCCCGGGTGCGGTGAAATGATTTCAAAAATTGATGGATGTGATCAAATGTGGTGCATCAAATGTCACGTCCAATTTTCCTGGAAAACCGGATTTCAAATTACTGGCTATAACCACAATCCAGAATATTTTAGATGGCTTAGAGAAACTAATCAACCTATACTTCCAAATCCGAATATTAATCAAGACTGTAACAATTTTGTTCTTAACGAGTATCAGATGATGCCCCTTCTTGTAGGTATCTTTTCAACTAAACAATTTTTTATAGATTATTTTATTAATGTTTATAGATTTTATCGCCATACACAGGCACTAGTTGCTACTTTTTATCAAGGAGATGAACTTTTCGAACGCGAACTATTGAATAATAGGGTTGGTTATTTATTAGGAGATATTTCTAAAGAAAGATGGAAAATTACTATTCAAAGACTAGATAAAAAAAATAAACTTAAAACTAGCAATAATAATACTTGGAAACTAGTTGAAACTGTTTTATTAAGTTTTTTGGAAAAACTTAAAATGTTACTCGAGACTACTAATAATTTAGCTCTATACAAAAAATTATACAGAGACATCGATAATTTTAGAGAATACATTAATGGCACTTTTATTAAAATTTCTAATATTTTTGGTTCTACAACATGTCCCGGAATAGACAAGGAGTGGTTTCACATACATAATTACAAAGAATATCTTAAGAAAAAAGTAGATTAAGTCTTTTCCATACACATGATAGCCATAGCAGAATAATTATGCAAATCCATTAATGTATCTATTAATGTTTCATTTTCTACATTAATTTCAATACCGCGCTGTGTTATATTCGTAAATCTTGAAAGTTTGTCGCTTATTCTAACTAGAACGCCTATAGTACCATGTTGCGAAAACGCGTCGCCGTAGTCAGCATTCTTTTTTTTAAAAATTTTAAGACATTTTTTCTGTATACACTTTAGATGTTTTACCCTGTTCATTATTAATATTTTATCTACCTAATCTTTATAACAATTAATTGCTATTTATTATAAAGACTAAAACTATAGTTAAATTAGTAAATAGTAATCAAAATGAATTGTGCCTGCGGAATTCAGGCATTTTTTTACGAAACTATTAAATCGGATAATTTTAAATATAATATTTACAAATGTGGTACTCTCTTATCTGAAAAAAAGGAGAAATGTAATTTCAAACTAGAACGTGTACTTAAAAAAGTCGAAAATTTAAATCCTATAGGATGTTCTCGAATAGACACAAAAGAACCTTTAGAAAAAGATCCAAAAGTTGTCGCAGTTAAAAATTTAGAACATTATATATATTTATTTGAAATATCTACGAATAACTACGGTATGTGTAGGGATAATTACGTTTCTAATATAAATTTTAATCTTAGAAAGTTATTTTTTCCACTTTTTTTCCCAAAAAACGAAAGTATTTCATCCTTAAAATTAAGAATCTATAACGTCTCTATTGTAAAAAAGAGTAAGATATACAATTATCCGGAGATAATTATTGAGATGCCAGATAATTTAAAAATTATTAATAAAAAAAATAAGTTTAAAAATTATTATATTAAAACTACCTCAATTAAAAAATCTAGAAATAGTCTAGGCTATATTATTAAAAGCGATGAAGAACTCTTAGATAAAATTAAGAAAATGGAAATTGTATCCGATAATTCGGATACAGAGTCTAAAATAGATGAAGACAACTTGTTTGATATAGATTCATACGATTCTGAATTAGATGCGCCGGTTGACGATGGCGGTGGTTTAAGTGATTAAAAAATCTTTAATAATTAATAATGATCGAATCTTTTTTAAGTGAAGAAAATAAAAATAAAATTAAAAATGTGATATATGATGTAGTGTGGCCAATTAAAATATATTCCATAATCATAATTTTAATACTTTTAATGAACGTTTATTATTTGTATAAAATTTTTATATTAATTCAAAAAAAACAATTAATTTAAAAACATAACAAATAAATAGGCAAATGCTAAACGTAACTGATAATGAAATTTTGCTATTCAAACATGAAGTAGAAGAATATAACAAAATAGAAATAGAAATTAAAAATTTAAAATTAAAAATGAAACCTATTCAAGATAGAATTAAGGAACTTCTTAACTATAAAAAGGAAAAGCAAACAGAAGTTTTGTCTTTTATGGAAAAGAATGATCTAGATGTATGTAATACTAATAATGGAACTATTGAATTGAAACAATCAACACACGTGAAGGCCATTAAAAAAGCTGATGTTTATGATAGACTTTTTAAATTTTTTACTTACGATTTAGATAAAATACATGGAATGTCTTCTGAAGAAAAGGCAAAATTTCTACATAATTATATCTATGTAGAAGATCGAGAGAAAAGCGAAAATAAAAGTTTAAAATGTAAAATGTAAAAAAAAAACTTTAATATTCAAAAGGTTCTTTTAAAAGAAGATTACCATACTGAGTTAAATCGGGCTCAGAGTCTGATTCTGAATTGTTGTATCCAATTTGGCGAATTGTTTTCGTTAATTTTTTAAAATAATCATTTATTTTCAAATTTTTAATTGTGTTATCGTTATCAATTTTAATAAGCGCTATATCTCCTTTAAATCTATCTGTAGTAAAATAAAAAACGGTCTTATTTATCTCCGAATGTAAATTATTATTATGTAAAATAATATAATTTTCGTATTTTACATAATTGTTATATGTTTGGTCAAAAAAAGTACTCGAAATATCAAATAGTTTACCATTAGTAGTTTTTTCTTCTATTTCTCCATTTTGTTTAAAAAGAAGAAAAGTTCTCATATAACTATATCTATTTTATAATTTGAATTTTTTAAACGTGTAAAACGCGCTTTTAAAAATTATATAAAAGCAAGGAATATATTATATTATAAGTAAGATGTCTGATACAAATGACACTCGTACCTGGTCTAACGAAATTAAGGATAAAATTAAAAAAGCAGATATAAACGACTTACTTTTATATTACGAAAATTTGAATTCAAAATGGACGATAGACAAAAAGAATATTCTCGCAGGAGCGTGTAAAAATTTAAATATATCCGATATTTATTCAATTGATACAAGTTTACTACACGCCGAGTTGGAGAAAGCTATTTATGAGACTACAGCGCTTTATTTAAAATTTAAACAGGTTGTACCCGACTTTGAAAAATACAAAAATAATTGGGATAGAATTTATGAAGTTATTTTTTATAGTGAAAGATTAATTAGAGATATTTATCTTCTTTATAAAACTACAGAAGAATCTCATAATCCACTTTCAAACGAAGATCCACATATGTTATTTAAATTTAACAGATTTACAGACGATTCTAAAAAAACTTCTTACCAAATGTATTTGCTTTATTTTTTGGAAAAAATCCCAGAGGAGGGATTTACAAAATATGGATCAAATCTTTACAAACCAATTATTAAAAATGGAAATAATACACACGCTTGGAAAAAACATTGCAGCATAAAAGAATATATTTATCAACAAAGTGATCACAAAACAAATTTTAACCAATGGAAAAATGCCACGGCAAATGGGATCAGTAACATAAATAATACGGAAAAATATTTTATGGAATACGTTGGTCCAGAATTACCAGCGCTTATAAAAGATCGGCATCTTTTCGCATTTAAAAATGGAAATTATATAACTAAATATAATATTGCGGATCCCGGTGATACGCCCATATATACGGATGTTTTTGTACCATATGGACAGTCCCATCCATATATTTCTAGTTATACAGTTGCCTGTAAATATCACGACACTACATTTGATAACTTTGAAGCATATGATGACTGGTTTAAAATTATGGATCACTGTCCAACGTTTAAAAGCGTATTAGATTATCAAGAATTTCCAGAAGAAATTCAGAAATGGCTGTGTATTTTTATGGGAAGAATGTGTTTCGATATCGGTGAATTAGACAACTGGCAGGTTCTTCTTTATTTACTTGGCCAGGCAGGTGCTGGTAAAAGCACTATTTTAATGAAAATTTTACAAAAGTTTTATGAAGAGGAAGACGTAGGTATCATATCAAATAATATAGATGCTAAATATGGTATTAAACCGCACGTAAACAAGTTTATGGTTATAGCTCCAGAAATTGCTGAAAATTTCAAAATGGAACAAACAGATTGGCAATTACTAGTTGAAGGCGGTAGAAACACATACTCAGAAAAATATAAAAACGATGAGACGATAGATTGGAAAGTACCGATGACGATGGGTGGTAATAAAATAATGAGATATAAGAATAATTCAGAAAGTGTCTCTAGAAGAACAGCTGTTATTAATTTTTGGAAAAAGGTACAAGTTACTGACACAGAAATCGATAAAAAACTATCTAGAGAAATTCCTTTTATATTAAAATTATGTGTCAAGGGATATCACTCTGCTCTAGCTACATACGGAAAACGCGGAATTTGGAATATTCTTCCTAAATATTTTCATGAAAATAAGGAAGATATGGAACAAACTACAAATTCTTTGCAGAATTTCTTAAAAACAGGTAACATAATCTTTGACAAAAAATTGTATATCCCCCTGAAAGTATTTTCACAAGCATTCAATGATCACTGCCGTGAAAATAATTTACCGCGAGAACAGTTTACTAAAGATTATTATATGTCAACTTTTACAAACAATGGTCTAAAAGTGGTTACACAGGGAACTAGAGAATATCCACAAAAATCAGGCATATTGTTAAAAAGATGCTCTTTTATTGTAGGACTTGACATTGCAAGCGATGAGAACTTAATTGATGATCCCGAGTAATTCTCGTTTTAAAAAGTTTAATAAAATATTTTAAAATATTAAATATGGAAGAATTAAATAACAACTTTTTAATTTATTTTTTAATATTGTTGTGTATTTGTTTAATATTATTTTATCTATTTTATAAATTAAACAACAAGGTAAACGTTACTAATCAAAAATTAGAAACACTAGATAAATTTTTGTTCGGAGTTTTACTTAAAAATGTAAAACAAGAACAAGAACCAAATAAATCCGAAGAAGATAAATCCGAAGAAGATAAATCCGAAGAAGATAAATTCGAAGAAGACAAGTTCGAAGAAGACAAGTTCGAAGAAAATAAATATAATAAAGAAAAACCAAGTAAAAAATCTAACCTACAAAAAATAATAGAACAGGACTCAGAAAATTCAGACTAATATATTTTCGTAATTTTCTTCAAATAATTTAATTATTTTTTTATAAACTTCTAGATACTCTCCTACGTCGTTACCTCCGGTTATAATTATACTACCAGATCTAAAAATTAAACACGTACACGCAGATATACAGTCTTCAGTTAAGATTTTAATATTAATAGCTGGATACTTGTTAGGATTAAAAGAATATCTCTTTATATAAGATAGTTTCTTTTCGTCAAAAAGTTTGCACAAAGTTTTCTGTTTAATCGTTTTATTAATTTTAAAATCTGAGTTAATCATACATATTTTAACTTCAGATATAAAGGCATCTTTTTCTAAAGCTTGTATTTTAAATAAACGTTTAAATATTTTTCTAATAGCATACGATATTGCTGTAACGTTTAATACTCCGGCCATTTGTATTTTTCCATTAGAAAAAATTTTAACGGAAATCTTAGTCTTAGGTTGGTATTTTACGCCAATATAGTAATGTAAACAATTATAAAATTGTTTTTTTAGACAATCTTTTCCATATATATCTACGTACCTTTTAACATCTATTTTACTATTAAAATTACAAATGGTGGTTATTGTGGATATGCTCCACGGTTTTATAAGTGTAAATTTACTATCATTTAAGGTCTTAAAATCGGCAAAATTTTTAAGTATATAGTCAAAACTACAAAATTTTTCTCCGCAAATACAATTTTCATATTTACATTTTGGATCGCAAATTATGCACCCCATTTTCACAATATTATATAATAGTTTTCTTTATATATCAATATTTTCAGCAATTTTTATTTCAACTAGTTTTAAATACTCTAATAAAGTAGCGTTTTTAACAGATGCTTTACAAGCTTTTAAAACAATTGAAATTTCTTCAATGGGGTATCTTTTTATTAAATAATTAATATAATATACAAATCTTGGTAAAATATTCTCATACGTATCTTTCAAAGATAACGTTTCTACCGATTCAAGTTCTTTAATTAAGTCGTAAATGCAATACGTAATTATGTTGAATTCGGCACTTTTAACCATATTTTTAGATATTAAAATTTTAGTAGATCTATTTCCATAATAATAATTAATAAGGTCATTGATTTTACAAATTTTACTGTCTGGTATTAATTGTCTAGTACATGGATCTCTGAAATCCCCCGTTTTTGAAAAGTAAGTCACTATTGTTTTAAAATCGTAATAAAAAAATTTATCGTTAATTTTAAAAGAAACGAATGGATAAATTATTATCTCGTTACATATTGGACACTCTTTAGATAAAAAAAGTTTATTTCTAAAATTGCGTTGAATTATTTTTACAGCATTGTGTTTATTTAATAGATTAATAAGAGTTGTTTTGTTTAATTTTGAAACAAATTTAATTTTATAAATTTTTGCGATGTTTTTTAAATTTTTTAATTTAAATATATTTGAAAACTTAATTATTGACATTTTATTTATTATAATCTTTTAAATTATTAAATAAAACCGTTTAAAAAAAAAGATTATAATAAATAAAATGTCAACTTTTAAAGTTTCTAAAAAACAAATTCACACAGACGTTAGATCTTCAATTATAGCTAGACATGAAAGCAAAATAAATGAAATAGAAATTGAAAATAAAAATTTAAAAAGTTATAAAGAAGAACTTGAAAGTTTAAAAAGTAAAGATTCTAGTAAAGTCGATAAAATAACACATCTAACTGATAAAATTAAAAATATAGAATCCAATACAATGTTAGTAGATTATTTATTTAACGCTATAGACTTTATTAAAAATATAGATAACGCTGAAAAACAAAATATATCTAGCGAATGTAATGGTGAAATCTCAAAGTATATAAAATTAGATTCAAAAAATGATAAAGAATTGTTATATAAAAAATATATATCGACGTGTTTTCCGGAAGAAAATACAAATTATGTTTTATCCTACTATAATTTTAAATGTAAAGAATGTGGAAATAAATTGATAAACGATACATCAGTTGGTATAAACGTATGTTACACGTGTGGTAATATAGAAAATTTTAATATTTCTAGTGCCCAAGAATGGAATCATGCAGATACTCACGAATTTAATAAACCTTTTTGTTATAAAAGAACTAATCACTTTAGAGAATGGATTTCACAGACTCAAGGACGTGAAAATATAAGCATCCCGGATGAAATTATTAATTGCGTAATAGCAGAGATTAAAAAAGAACGAATCACCGATAAAAAAAATATTACTTATTCCAAAATTAAAGAATTTTTAAAAAAATTAAAATTAAATAAGTATTATGAACATATACCTCATATAATTACAAAAATTACTGGTGAAAAACGAAATCCAATTAACCAAGAATTGGAAAACACTCTAATTCAAATGTTTAACGAAATTCAAACACCTTTCGAAAAATGCTGCCCTAAAACTAGAAAAAATTTTTTAAGTTACTCGTATACTCTGTATAAATTTTTTCAACTTTTAGATAAAAATGAATATTTAAAATATTTTCCTCTACTCAAAAGTCGAGAAAAAATGTATGAACAGGATGCTATATGGAAATGTATATGTAAAGAATTAAATTGGACTTTTATTAGTTCAATGTAAAAAAGTATTAAAATTTACAATAAATACATAATTTATGTATTATTATGTATTTATTGTATTATTATGTAATTATTGAATATTCTATTATTTAATACATAGCAAGAGTTGCCGCACCACCTTTATATAAAACAGTTGTTTCTCCTACACATGTCACGGTAATTCCTGAAGTTTTTCCAGTAAATGAATAATTTCCGCTAGGGAGAGGTGTTCCTGTAAATCTTAATGTTAACCTAATGCTATCAAACCTGTTTAGAGGTACACATGAACCAGAAAATGCAGTAGAAGCTAAAGGAAATACCATTAAAGGCGTTTCGCCCCAATGCAATCCTTGACCATCCGAACCATCCATATAGTCAAGTCGCAACTCGCTAGCTATATGACCATTTAAGAGTGTAGGCGGAGTCTGAATTCCCAAATGTTCAGGAAAATTATTTATTAAAAGGCTAGCCGGTACACTACCAGAAAACGAAGAAGAATTTAGTTTTAATTCCGCATCTCTCACGATACAATTTCTAGACATATCTACGTTTATTATTAAATGAGAGGCGTACAAAGAGAAAGCATCTAAATCTACTATAATTTCGGTACCGGTAGCCGGAAGCGGAGATCTAACAGACTGAGACATTTTGATTCTATATGGTATTCCATTAGGAATATTTCTTATTTGGTCTCGTTCTTCTTTACATAACATAATTTGTTTAGCAAACATTCTTACGGACGATATAGTTGTTCGCAAAGCGATACTACCGGCGGCGCCGGCGGCGGCAATGGCAGCATTACTGGAAAAATCGAATACAGCAGTTTTGAATGGATATCGGGAACGGAGTGTAGAGAAGCTTTCTCCACTGGCGTCTCCCCAAACGGCTATTCCTGCTGGGAATGCAGCACCACCACTTGGGTCGTTTATTGCCGAAAAGGCGCTAACGTAACTACTGTTATTTGGAGTAGGGGTAGCAATTCCAGCAGACGTAGGAATTGGAAAGGGGGATACAATATATTCTGGTACTATATTATTCTTAAATATTAATCTAATTTTAACAGACTGTTGAGGAGCTGCGGCCATTAAGTATCCGTGTTCTTTTACATTTGTAAATGATTTTATAGTATTTACCATATTAGAACACAAAGCAGGTATCCAAACTACAGTCCTTACAGTTTCTGACAAACCATTGCTGATAGTTGGTAAATTGGTAGCAAAACTTGCGTCTACGGCAACTCCTATATTACTTCTAGGTACGCCATGATGATACCGCGGAGAACTTAAAGAAAACGCATGTTCAAAATTAGCACTTTTTGTTCTAGACGTAAAATTTAATACTTTTACATCGTCTCCGGTTAGGGTATGCCAAATTTGAGTTCCTACCATAAATTCGACCCTGTCTATTATTTGATATGCAAATGTCGGTATCATTTCAAAATCGAAAAGTCTCAATCTGCTACTTACAGTATTGGCTGTCACGCTTGACATATCTACTGCAAAATTAATATCCAAATAAAGATCTGATAATAAATCTATATCATTATTGACTGTAAAAATTCGAGTGGATCCAAAATTATTTACTCTTCCGGTAGATCCAGAAGATACTACTTCAACGTAACTAGATCCATGTAATAATTGTCTAGTCGTGTCATTTTTATTCCAAAAGACAGACATTATGTCGCCAGCGTCGTTAATTTTATTTGTTACTGCAAGTCCTTGAGTTCCAGCTCCGTTATAGGCAGCGTGCGCTGCAACTGCTCCTGACATATTTATAATATATAAAAGAAAATAATTTTAAATTTAATACGTATTAAATTTAAAATTATTTTTAATAAAGTATTTTAATTTAAAAATTAATTTAATACATAGAAATTGAAGCAGCGCCCTGTCTATACAAAGCTGTACTCTCACCGACACATGTAACCGATATTTTCGCTAGCTCAGTTGCCACGGAAGCGGTTGGGGTGTCCATAGCAATTCTTACAGTAATTCTAATGTTATCGAATCTATTTAATGGGACACCTGCTCCAGAAAATGCACAATTTGATAATGGAAATACGTATTGTATTGATCCAACAATTGTTACAGTTCTATATTGTAAAGCGTTTACATATAATCCAATACTATCCGGAAGCGGGCCAGACATAATAGCTCCACTGAGTCTACCACAATAAGAAGTGTTGTTCAATCTCAAGTCTGCGTCTATTAGAGAACACTTATTGGAGTCGCCGACTGCTACATTAGTCATTCCTCCATTGTCTTGCAATCGACAATCCGTATCGCGTACAGAAATAATAAGATGAGAAGCATACAAAGAAAAATGATCGCAATCTATAATAGCAGTAATTACACCGTTCCGAGGTGCAGGAAATGACGAAAGCGTGGCATTCTGTGTTATTTTAACACGCTTGGCAATTCCTCCTGGAATATTTCTAATTTTTTCGCGCTCCTCGTTACACATAACAAGATGATTTCCGTATAATCTCAAATCAAGAGTAGAAGTTGTACTAGATGCTGTAGTTATAATATTTTCAGCCATCATATCGGCGAGACTATTAGTAAAAACTCTAATTTTAATTGTTTGATTCGGTGCCGCAGCAGTTAAAAATCCAGATTCGTTGATATTAGAAAAATTGTTAAGTGTTGGAGAAACCTTTCTAGTTAAAAGAGGAATTTTAAAACTAACTACTCGGGTAGTAGTATTTCCAAGAAGGAAATTTTCAGCTTTTCTATTAATCGAACTGTCTGAAAAATATCCCTGTGCCGATAAAATATATTTTTCAAAAGCACTTTCTGAAAGTTCTGTAGAATTTAAAGCTACTAAATCGTCATGTTCTAGTGTTTGCCATATCTGAGTTCCGCAGTGAAATTCTACTCTATTAATTAGCGAAGTAAATCCGCGTTCTTGAAACACTTGGACGTTAGCACTAAAACCTAGGGTGGCAATTAAATACAAATCTCCAATTGCGTCCATATCACTATTTAAAGTAAAAGTATAGATGTTACCTGGTGCAGTTCCACCACCGGAAGCAGGAATTTCAATTAAAGATGCTCCGTGCAGAAGTTGCTTAGTAGTGTCGTCCTTTCCCCAAATTGCAGATATTATGTCTCCAGTGTCGTTAATTTTGTTAGTTACTGCTAAACCCTGAGTTCCAGACCCATTATAAGATGCGTGCGCCGCAGTTGCTCCTGACATATTTATAATATATAAAAGAAAATAATTTTAAAATTAATACGTATTAATTTTAAAATTAAATAAAAGATAACAAACCTGAATTAAAAAAGTTAACAAACTAAATATAAGCAAATGTTGTAAAGTTATTAGTAATATTTTGTAAAGTGGTTCCGCATGCAGTTACATACAAAACAGGTCTTCTACGTGCTGTAGTCGAGTCGAGTGTTCCGAATCGATTGTTTGATAAAAATTTATTAAAAATATTAAGAGTTAAAGTTTTATTTTTAATTCGAGAGAAAGGAATACCTGAAGTTCCAAATGCCTTGTCAGCAAGTTTTAGTACGTAAAAATTTTTTGATACAGATTTCAATCCAAATCCCTCTTGATTAGAATGTAAAGTTGTAGCAGGAATTTCTCCTGTATTTTCATTTCCTAACGACAGTTCCACAGTGCTTAACCACCCACTAAAAACTCCTAAAACGTCTGGAGTTGCTATATTCCCCGTACCTGAAGTTCCGCTAACGTCCAATATTGCTTCTCCCCACGAAGAGCTCAAACGCCTCGTTCCAGTCGTGTATAGACCATGACCTGTTCTTCCTATATTGGCTGCGTTATTAGTACTCGCGTCTATTAATTCAGAAATTAATATATCGCTAACATCGGTTCCTCCGCGATTAACTTTTGTATATTGTAAAGGTTTATTAGTTCCAGTATCTGTTAAAGCTCCAACGTGTAAACACAATAAAATATGAGATACATTAAGATTTACTGAATCCAAATCTAAATCTATTCGTGTAGTGCCTACGGAAGAAGACACTGGAAATGTAATAGCATCTCTATATACATTAAATGAAGTATTTAGTACTCTATTTACAACATTTTGCTTTAAAAAATTTCTCTCAGTATGTGTAATTACGTGATTTTGAATAACAAGATTAGTTTCTAGTGATGTATTTACACCCGTACCCGTATTTCTTAATAGGGTTAAAACGTTTAGATTTCCAGAAATGTCTTTTGTAAAATATCTATAAGTAACTACTACGGTTAATGCGTTACTAGTAGTTCCAGTTTGTAAAAAACTTCTTTCATTATCAAAACTCTTACCAATAAAGGGTAACGATAGAGAAAAATTTAGAGTTTCTCCACTTGCAGTCTGTTGACCAATTATGCTTCCGGTATCAAAATATACGAGTTTATTGTTGAAAGTATCTTCATTTTTAATAAGGGCACCAGATTCTGAATAATTTCTCATATATATATCTCCTGGGTATATAGTTTGAACAATAAGGCCTCCCACTTTAACATCAATAAAATCGATAAAATCTAAAGGTAATGTTTTGGAATAATATATACCGCTACAATCGTAAAAAGTTGTTGGACCTGTAATTCTTACAGTCCAAGTTAAATTCATCTCACTAATTGCGTCGATATTGTTTGGTATACGAAACGTATCCACGTTATTAACTATGTTTTCGCTGCTATTAGGCAAAGACGTTAGTGTACCTCTAATTACTGTAGGTCCAGATCCGTTAATATATTTTAAAGGAGGTCTAGATATGAAGTCAGATGTAATTTGTCTTGAACTGTCTGCCGCATTGGCTCTAGTTACAGACTGAGATCCGGAGGAACTAAAAGTATCTACGGCAATATTGCTTATTCCCATTTATAATAAGATAAATAAATTAATTTTAAAAAAAAGTATTCGTTTAAAAAAAAAGTATTTAAATATGTAATAACTAATAATGTCTAATTTTGAATGTAAACTGAGTGATTTAAATAAAACCCAAGTTGAAGAAATTAAATCTTCAAGTAAAATAAGTGTTTTGTCTAAAGAAGAAAATACTACAAATCCTGAAAAAATTACACCGACAGAACTGTTTAAAAATTTTTTGAATGAAAAAAATGGTAAAATAATTTTATTAATTACATTTGTACATTTTATATTACATTCAGAACAGGTTACATCTTTTATAAATGTAAATCTACCTTCGTTAGTAGCGTCTACTTCGCAACTAAATTCTTTGGGTAAAATAGTAATAGGTATATTGATAGGAATTGCATTTATAATGTATTTTTTCTTTTTCCCGGACCACTAAATGAATGTTTGTTTGTTAGTTTATTCTCGAGTCTTTCTAAAAGACCGTTGATACTAAAAGACTCCTGAAAACACGAGACCTTTTCTTTTGGTTTTTTCCAATTTAATGCAGATAAAATGCCCATACTCAATGGCACATAAGCACTTTGATAATCTCTACAACAACCATGAATTCCTGTATTTTGTGATAAACATTTTTGACAAAGTCCGGTTGGTGTTATTTTAAAATATATATGATTATTTTTATGAAATCCATTTTTATTTTGACAATACTTTGATTTAGTGTAAATTAAATACATATCTTTTCCATTTACTTTTGAAATATTACCAAGATCTTCTACGTTGTATCCAGTTGCGTGATTTTTAAAAAATTTTTTAATTTCTATATAAATAGGACTTTGTTTAGAAATAGATATAAGTTCAGAATTTAATACTTGCGGCTCTTCTTCGTATTCGTTTAAATTAATATATTTTGTAATTTCAGTTTTATCGCTTCTTATACTTGTATCTTTAACTAGCGCGAGTATGTTATTCGTGTAGTACTCGACCATTTCTTTATTAGAAATTTTATCTATGTATACATTTTTCAGAATGTATACACGATTTTCATATACACGAGTATTGTCAGAGATTGTACATTTATCGGAACCTATTAATCTAAGTCCATTTTTCTTGTATACACATTTATCTATTATCTTTTCCCAGTCGTTATCGAAATGTTCTACTTTTCCAAAGATTGTTTTAATGCTTACTAAAATATTACTACGAATTTTAATAGCTGTTTCTACGTCAACGATTAAATCTGGCCAGTGAAAGTGAAATCCCTGTTTTATAAACTTTTTGTTTTCTTTTATAATTTCTATGTTTTTATCCGGAATAGTAGAAATACATTTAAGATCTTTAATATTATAAATATTATATATAACATCTTGAATACACTTTAAATAAGGTTCTTCATCTACTATAATCTCTGAAAGTACATCAAAGTCTATAAAAAGTCTAAAAAAATCGGTTTTTTTCTCGACTAAGCAGTTTTTGAACTTTATATTTTTAGCATAAAGTTCTTGAAAAGTAACGTAATCCTCGGATAAATTAAGTTTAAATCCCTCCATAGAATAATGTGTAGTAAGTGAGTTATCCGTTACGATTTTTCCAGTTGAATAAAACCAAAGTTTTAGTGGATTATCCATTATTATTAATTATATATATCTTATGTCTATATATAATTTTAAATAAATGATTAATTTAAATGTATTAATATTTACTGCCACACTTCACGCATTCCATAATTATATCTCGTTCTACCAAAATCAACATCTGGTATTGTAAAATCTAATCCAGCCGTACTAGGTCCTGCACCACTCGAACTCGATCCTGCACCGGATGCCGAAGCAAGTAAAGCTTGTGCTGCCGCTTGTGCTGCCATATATTCTTTTGCTTGTTTAGCGAGTTTTCTGCGTTGTCTTGCCTGTTCCGTTGCTTTCTCTCTAGGAGTCATACCCATGAAGCGAATAGCGTCTGCTGCTGCTCTATCCATTCCGGCTTCTCTTATTGCTTCATATTTTTCAGCAGTTTCCTCAGCTTTGGCTGCACGCCATTTTCTATTTTGTTCAGCAATTTTTCTTTTCTTCTCGATTGCATATGCTATTCTAGGATCTTCCGGTTCTTCTGGACCCTTACCTCCACCCATGGGTAAAACTCCGAATGCTGCTCCAGCACCTGGTGGATTAGATTCCAAATATCTTGCATCTTGACTAGTTGGATTTCTCGCAATCATTCCGCGGGCGTATCTTTGAATAGTAGTCGCATAAGGGGGTGCTGCTCTATGCCATGGGCGGTCTGGAAAAATAATATCTCCGGCAATTTCTCTACGCATACGTTCCCGCACACGGTTTCGGCGTTGATTCCACATCTCACGGAGTGCGTCTTCAGAATCTCTACGGGTATTTCTTGAATCGGATATGCTCCTTGTCGGTTGTAAAACTCCGAACTTATTTTTCATTTTATAACTTATTCCATTACGAGTTAATCTAGACTTTAGTTGTGGTATAGTCAATAAAGTTCTTGTGTATCCTTTTTTGTCTTTTCTCATTTTAAAAATAGAAATCCCATTACGTTTTGCCAACTTTTGAAGAAAACTGAGATATATTCTAACCTTTTCTTTAGCACATTTTCTTTGACCAGGTTTGCGTTTTGGTCTGTATTTGTATCCTGGTGGACATTTTTTATTTACTTTTACACGGCTTGCCTTTTTAATTTTATCGTATTTTGCTTTATCTCTTAGATACGCTTCGCTACCACCCGGTGGAATATCTAATTCCACGCGAATATCTCGCAGCCAATCATTGTAACTATACGGCGCACCACGGCTATAATTCATTTTATTATATTATAAATATTTTTAAAATATTTTAAATTGTATTTCTAGCCATTATCACGCGCCTTCTATTCATAATCATATTCTATTGCCCGGGTAGAAGTAGTTGGATAATTATCGTAAGTATCACCAGTTGGTGTCTTGTCACGGGGATTTATATTTCGCATGTATCTTCTAAGCAATTCAAATCTGGGAAGTCTTCCAGATGTAATTCGAGGAAGAACAATTTCTCTATCGTCACCTCTAAAACCTTCTGTAAATGTAGTACTTTCTATGTCTCCGCTACCACCTATTCCTGTGCGCCATCCGAGTCGACTACGAGTCTCGGCACTATCTAAATCGCGTTGAGCACGCGTCGATTCTAAAGAAGCCTGAGGAAGCATCCTAATTAATCTGTACGCTTCAAGTAAATCTTCGCGATTAGTAGCTGGAGCAGGAACTTCAATTCGAGCAAGTACACGTTCTAGTAGTACTCTAACTGGAGCACCTAAGCTTTCTGTTTCAACTGCTTCGCGAGCAACTTGAGCATAAGATCTAACGGGTTCTGAAGAACTCTGCATTCCGAACTTATTCATTTTATAACTTATTCCATGTCTTGTTAATCTAGACTTTAGTTGAGGTATAGTCAACAAAGTCCTAGTGTAACCTTTTCTGTCTTTTCTTAGTTTAAAAATAGAAATCCCATTACGTTTAGCTAACTTTTGAAGAAAATACAGATTAGAATAACCCCTCATTTATAAATACCAAAGATTTTTTTATAAATGAAAATTTATGATTTTATTAATTATTTACCTTATTTAAATCATTGCAATTGTGGCCGCAGGTGTATTCCAAACACCAAATATATCAGATATAAGTTCGTCTATTTCACTTGCAACCATTTTCATTAAAAATTCAGTATCTTCGCGGATTGCATCGATATGTGCTTCTATTTTCCATAACGATAAATTTACAATTTTAGATATATCCGCAATTTCCCCCTGTGTTGTATAAAATAACACGATTTCTGGATCTTGATCTCTAAATATTCCAA